CATACAAATCTTTGACATAATAAGTATAAGCTGTATCTACTTTATTATCCATATTACAGGGAGTGCTAGGGTCTGGAATACCATCAACCTCTACCTCAATTATAAATAGATAATCATATAGATTAGGAATACCTAAATCTTTGTCCTTTAATTCTAGCCTAACTCTTTTTCTTTTTAAAGTAGTCACATCATTCTTATCAACCACCTCTTCTTTCTTAGGTACTACTCCGTGAAAAGCTTTACAAAAAGAATCTAAAACTTCAGGAACTTTAGTTACGTTGTACTCATACTTATATTCACCCTTTATATCAGATACCCTTATGCTCTTTATAAACATATCCCTATAATAGCAAATATCTTCAATGGAAGTATCTATTATAAGCTTCTCTGGTTTAACCAGTAATTCATTAAAAACAACCATAACCTATAAATTAAAAATAGGGAGAAGAACAATTAAGTCTTCCCCCTATTATATTATTGAAACTTATCTTAGCATTCCTCAAGAGAAGGACCCTTCTTAGGAGCAGTAGGACTAACTATAGTAGTTTCCTTAGCACCCTTAAGCTTTTCTAGTAGTGTTTCAAGCTCTGCCTTCTTACCTGCAATAGTAATATCCTTTTCAGACTTGTAAGAAGTATTACCACTGTCAATGTGAGAGTAGTGAATATCAAGAACATCATATTCCTGAGTTTCGTCAGCAACACCTAGAGAAGCACCGATATAGGTAGAGCAAGAAGGATAAAGGTTACCTCTAACACCAAGATAGAAGTATTCATCATCCTTAACTAGAATACCATCACCTACATAGTAGTCTGCATTAGTGTAATCTAGAGGAGCATTGACAATCTTAGGTCCTGTACCTTCAATAACGAAAGAATCAACATTTAACATTATTCTGCGAACTCTGTTAAATTCATTCCAAGGCTCAGGCTTGTTCTCTATAACTACGATAGACTGAGGAACGATACTAGAATCTGCAAGAGATGCTAAAAGTTTTTCTGTTTCGTTACTAGCTTTAACTTCTGTTAGAGTACCTACATTTGTAGGGTCATTCGAAGCGGTAACGAAGATTCTGACAGAATTGAAAAGAGTCTTTTCAGCACCCTTAGCAAGATTGATAGCTACATCTATTACCTTATCAGGAGCAACCATACCTATACCATCATCTTCGTAATGAGCTATAACCTGTAAAGGGTCTGATTCATTGAGATTCTTTATACCAGAAACCTTAAGATTAACACTGAACTTCTGCTTTTTACCACCATTTGGTAGAATTATCATCTTACCAGCAAGCTTTATTCTAAGGTCTTCCTTCTTAGATAGATTGATATACTCAATATTGCTAATAGGAATAAGGTCTGAACGAGTTACCCCACCGTGACCTCTATATTCAAAGTAGAGGTGATTCTTGGAGTCATTTACGAAAGCCTTCATCTCACCTAAGTCACCCTTAGTATCTAGGTGCTTATCGGCAGTGAAGCCATCAGCTATTTCAAATTTGTTAGCCACATAGTAGTGTCTAACTTGTCTTGAAGTTTGTCCCATATTATTGTATTATATTTTTTAATTTAACCACACTTGTTTTGCTAGAATTACTGCTCTACTTAGTATATTTCTGTGTAACGATTCGTGTAATTCACATTCTTGAGGTGTACTATAACCTACCACAGGAAGTTCAGAGTCTTCTAATACAATAGGTCTAGGACATCTAATATACCTTATAAAGTATTTATCTGAAGTATTTATGTTCTTATCTGTTATAACCTCAATTAAATTATGACCTACATTTAATCTCAAGGCTTGCTTAGAAGGACCTGAAAAAGGATTCCTTAATAGCTTTAAGATTTTATCGTGAGTAGTAGGTAATACTTGAATTATTAAATCTGGGCAACCATCTACCTTTTTAAGTATATGCTCGTACAGAATATGTAATAAGTTTTCAGGCAGCTCGTATAAAATAGACGATGAACTAATAGTAGGAATACTAGATGAAGACTTGCTTAAATACTTTTCAGCAGTAAGCTTAGATAGCTGTTCTTTCAGTAACTCAGTATCTTCTACTCCTTCAATTTTATTGCCTTGAACTATATCCAGTATTAAAGCTTCCTGAGCCTGAGTAAGAAAAACACTCTTTTCATACTCAGTAACTCCAGGAGCTTCATTGCTATTAATGTTATTATACAGAATATCGAACTCTCTACTAAAATCTATTAGATTCATTAATTCTGTCTATTTCTGCTTCTAACTTAAACTTGAGTTCACTATTCTCTGGCTTGGATAAGAAAATAGCAGCATTTGTAATATCAGGGTCTTGACCCTTGGGTGCTAGAGGTGTTCCATCAGACTTAAGGTAATAGAAACCACCTCTGTTGCTAAGAAGCTTAGCTTCGTGAGCCTTTCTTACGAGTACCTTATATATTAGGTATTCATCTTCTGCAACATCAATGAATCGTTTAGCATCCTTCTGAATAAGTTCATTGAGACGAGATTGGATAAACTCAATAGTAGTGTTACTATCAATGTTTGCAGTAGTAAGTATAGAAAGAATAGTCTTAAGTACTTCCTTGTTATCAAAGTTCTTATCGAGTAATCTGTAAGCCTTAGTAACAAGTGAAATCTTTCTAGCTTCTACCTTTGTTGCTTCCTGTTCGTCTTCAATTATAAATTCATATTCAGATTTAGGGTTTCTTTCGAATTCAGCTCTAGAAGGACAAACTTTACTCTTATTGGCTAAGAGAACCTTGTACTTAATATAGTCCTCTGGATTATCGAGCTTCAACCTAATACCTTCTGTGGTAAGCACGATTTTATAATTATCCCAATAATTGTTTTCCTTCTTGAATACCGAAAGAGCATTGTTAGGAAGACCCATTATATATTCAAGGTAATCCTTTTCATCCTTGGTTAATACATTCACATAATGACCATTCTTTAGGAGTGGTACACAGAGATGAATATAAGCATTTGCAGACTTACCACCATATAGAATGTGATTCTTATTTTTTACTAGTGGTGTTTCTCTCTTTATAAATGAAACCTTTATAGTCTGATTGCTAAGACAGTTCTTGAGTTTAGGTCTAGTGTCACCATAAATTGCCTGTCTATTCTCTATGTACATTTCGTTAGTGTCCTCGTCAATTACGGGTACTACATCCTCCATTATATCATTATCAAGTGAATCCACTTGTGCCATTTTCTTTGCCATAGTTCTTCTCAATTTTTATATATTATTATTCTAAAATAGATGGGATAAATGATACAGCTCTAGTTGGGTCATAAACAATAACACCAACATCTGCCATTCTGTGGATAGAAGCCGAGTCTTCATCGTGAGCAGACTGGATGTAACCATTAACAGAATTGAACGAAGCTGTAACAGCAGCCCAAGGATTTCTAACACCGATAACTAAAGAACGAACTTCATCCTGTCCTTCAACTACAACCTTGTTAATGTTAGAATCTTCGTGCGAACCTAAATCGAAAATATCATAACGATAAGAGAAAGCATAACCACCATTAGGATGCTGAATCTTATTTCTCTTGTCATCGTCATACATCTTATCTACTTCAACCTTTAGTACGATACCGTTAGGCGCACGGAATTCAGTGAATTGGAAACCAGCAGCTAAGCTGTTCATATGCATCTTAGACTGAACCTTAGAGATAACTGCAGGGTTGTTGTTAGTTAGAACAGTCCAACCAGAAGTAGTATCAAGTACAGCCTTATGGAATTGAAGCGCACCAAATTCACCAGTCTTCATAACGAAGATTCTGTTATTAAGCTCCTTCTTATTTAGAGAAAGAGAAATAAGAGCTTCCTCTAACATCTCAAGAGAGAACTTGGAGTAGTAAACAGTGTTACCATAAGAAAGCTGTTCGAATAGACCAGCACCTACCTTGATAGGATTACCAGACTTACCGAAGTCAGTATATTCACCATTTGCATTTCTGTTAGAAGTAGAGAATGCCATAGCGTTGTTCTTATATTCCTTGAACTTACGCTCTACTGCCCATTCTTCACGGTCCATCCACATATTGAATCTCTTGTTACCATTTGCAGGAGTAGAGATAACATAAGGAGTAGGCATCTTAACATTCTTCTTGTTACCAGCAACCTTGTGGTAAATTCTAACAGTAGTGAATTCATTTCTCATCGAGATAGGAGTAGAATGAGAAACACCGCCAACCTTACGAGAAAGTTCTCTTTCAACAGGAGCATAAGCATACGAGAACTTTTCACCAGCTAGAAGACGTTCAGCAGGAATACCATCGTTACGACCATTCATAAGAGTTACCTTATAAACAGCAAGAGAACCTTCAAAACGAGGGTCGGCAAGAACACGCATTGGATAGGTTTCGTTTAGGTTACCCCAAAGTACTTCACCATCGTGGAACATATCTTCTTCAAATACTAGGTAGAAAGGTGCGCCGTTACGACCTACATTACCATAAGTAGAGTCAATCACGCTACCATCTTCATCTCTAGCTTCACGGAGAGGAATGTTACGTCTTTCTTCACCTTCTAAATCCCAAGTGTATTCATCTTCTGAGGGGATTTGTTTTACAGGGAAAGCGTTAAGGAAGTCCTCAAGAGTGCTACCATAACGACTGATTAAGGCTTCATTGATACGAAGACCAAGCTTAGCAGGAGTCTTGATACCAGCAGAAGTTAAATGTCTGTCAGTAGTTAAGCCAGACCAGGACTTCATTGCGCCTACAAAATAAGCATTTCTGTTTGTATTCATATTATAAAGTTATTTTTGTTGATTTACCTTTATTATTCTTTCCAACATATTGTAGACCACCTCTAGAGCTTGGAGAAATCTTTCCTTCTAGTTCAGCTAGTTTTGACTTAACCTGCTTGTTGGCGGCACCTTTAAATAATTTATCGAAATCTTTAAAACCATTGGTTAGGGTAAACGCAACACTTATACCTCTAAGGTAACGAGCTTCATCTTCTCTTTGAGCTTTCTGTAGAGCTGTTTCAAATTCTCCTGTTTCAGGGTTTCGGTATCTTGCGTTAGTAGCATCTATAAAAGCTTGCTTTCCTATCTTCTCAGAAACACCAATCTTTTCATAGAAATCTTTTTCTTCAAATACCTTTTGAATATTCTCAGCTCTTTCCTTTGTTTTACGGTCTTCTTCTTCCTTGAGTTTCTTTGCATTTTCTAGCTCATCCTTGAAAGCCTTATCATAGAATTCCAAGCTATCATTATAAGCTTCAATTGCATCCTCAATATCATCACCCCTTTCAAAGGAACGTTCAACCTCTTTCAGTGCGCGTTCGTGGGATTTACCCATACGAATATATTGGTTGTAGATAAGACGCTTTCTTATGTCTTCATTTTCCTCAGCCTTTAAATCATCTTCAGATAAAGATTCTAGGTATTGAATTGTTCTTTCATATGAAGCAATCTTTGAAGGTTCTACATTATAATTTAATGCTTCAAGAACTCTATTTTGCTGCTCATCTAAAAGCGAATCAACCTGCTTCTTAAAGAGACTCTTTAAATCATCAGAATTATCTACTTCCTTAATATCATCTTCAGTAAGAGAAGATAAAACTCCGTCCTCTAACAAAGCGTTGGCAATGGAAGAGTAAAATTGAGAAGAACCTTCTTCGTTAGATTCGGGAGTTTCTTCTTCTGTATTTTGTTCTTCTTCATTATCACCTACGCTCTCTTGAGGTTCATTATCCTCATCGGTTTCTTCTAAAGAATCTAATTCGTCTATTTCAGAATCATCTTCTGATTCTTCTGGGTTTTCACCACCATTGTCGTCTATATCATCTAGTTCTATATCACCAGATTCAGGACCTTCTAAATTGTCCAGACTTTCAATCTCTTCTAATTCAAAATTAATATCCATTTTTTCTTCTCATTTAATCATTAAATTAATACTACAAATATACTGGAGAGACCTTATTTAAAAATCTAATTAAAGTTTTTGTAATCAGCTAATTGTTATAGTTGTGGTTTCACCTTTATTCTGTGCATCTTTTATTCTTGCAGTTAGGTTATTCATATAGAAGGTAGAGTTGGTTACTTTACCAACTGTTTTATTCTCACCAACTATAATGCAACCAGATGAACTATTTTGGTCAGAACCATTGTGTATTAATATACCTTCAAAGTAAGGAACATCTAACAATCTAGGAAGCTCTCTTTTAAACTTTGGTGAGTAATTTACTACCACTTTGAAAGTACCATAAGGAATAGCTGTTTGATGCATAACCTTATTTAAACCATCATCAAACTTTCCATTCTTATTCAAGTCTATAACCTTATCCTCTATAGTATCACAGTAATAAGTACCATTAATGAAAAGTTTGCCTACAGTATAGTTAGGCTTTAGAGCTATTCTTTTTAACTCTAGTTTCATAATCCTTTGTAATTTTTTTGTTCATAGATTTCACTTCTACGGAAAGAGTATTTACAAGCTTGTGTAAACCTAAAATAGTAGTCTTTAATTCAGAGTTCTCTATAGTTAAAGATTCTATTCTATCTTTTAGATTTTCATTCTCAAGAGTAAGCTTGTCAATCTTGCTATTTAGAATATTTCTTTCTTCCCTGTTCTTCGCATTTTCAAGCTCTAAAGTATCGTTCTTAAGTTCAGAAGCTTGAAGGTCAGCAAGAATACCATCCTTCAGCTTAGTGTATGCAGCAAGCCCATCCTCCATATTCTTTATATAGTTGTTATCAACCTCTGCAGAATATTTCTTTTTCGTGAATACGAAAGTTACGAAAGAACCAACCGCCGTAGTAACAACGGTAACTAAACCGTTTAAAAGTATTTCATTCATTTTATTACCTCAATAAACTTATTCTGTGTTTCTTTGATGTAAGGGTTCTTCTCTTTTATTTCAACTTCCACAACGACATCTCTCTTCTGGAACCATCTAATGAAGAAACATTTTGATGGTTTTCTAAGTATCTTTTTACTATGTACTATGATATGTTTCTCACTAGTAAAACTAGGAGATACAACCACAGTATTCGGATATTGCAAAGATAAATCTAACTGATACCAAGGGTCTCTTATAATTGTATCTACCTTAAGGTCTTTTACAAAGATAGTATCACTCATCTGTATAGTGTCTACTCTTTGCGCTTGACTCTTAATATAGTAAAGAGCTTTAATCTCTTTTTCTTTTACCTTCAATTCCTTGGCTGTACTTAACAATTCGTTAGTTATAGAATCATTAAGATATGTAAGCTCCTTTATAGAGAAAGATAATAACCTATTGTTTGTGGTTATTGAATCTCTCTCTAATAAGGATGCTTCATAGTTAGATATAAATCTATCTCTATCAGCTTCAGTAGACTTGAGTTTTTTATACAAGCCTACCGAAGTGATGAGTAATCCGACAAATAAAAAGATTATTGCTAATCTTATTTTTGTCATATTAAAGGTCTTTAATGTAGTATAAAGTATGTTCGTCTCTTTCTTCTAAGGCATCAAGTTCTGCTTGGGTTGTAATTTTAACACCAATAAGATTCTTAACCTTTTCTTCTAGAGCTTTAATCTTATCCTCTAATTTAGCCTTTTCTTCAACATCATTAGAAGTTCTAATAACTCTCCAGTTCTCTTCTTTCTTTAACTCACAGCAAGTTATAGTATTCTTGCCAATATATACATAAGTAGTAAATTCTTTGTTTATTTCATCTACTACTGTTACATATAAACCTAAGCGTCTAAAACCTTTGGGTACTCTACGCATAGTACAAGCGAAAGATTCTTCCTTTCTAAGCCAAATGTGATTAGTAAGGAACATCACCTCACTCAATCTCTTACCTGTATATTCATCTATAACATTACTAAGTAAGGTTAGTGGGTAAATGTTTCTTATTTCCTCAGAGCCATCACCTTTCTTGAAGTATTTCTTCAGCTGATGTCTCTCACTCTTTATAGCCATTTTCTTTCCTGCAGGGTGTCCATTCTGACACTGGCAACTGCAATTACAATCACAACTCATATTATATTATTAAAAGTTACCTGTTTCTACTATTCTAAATTCTGGAGTGATGAACTTCAGAGAACCCGCGTATTCACCACCTTCTAGTAATTGAATTCTATTATTATAAAATCTATACAAACCAACCTCTGGATTTGTAATATCTAAAATAAATTCAACTTTAGTTGGAGATACTTTATTACAAGTTACAGGATATTCTTTTTCTACAATAACTTTCCCCTTTTTAGATTTTTCTGATAATTTTTGTAGTGTTGTCTTTTGCACAAAACTCATATCAAGCTGATAATCTTCAGGGTTAAAGTTAAAGTTTTTTTGCACCTTTAGTAAAATATGATAAGGGTTACCTGTAGAATCTAATTTATTTCTAAATGCTGTTTTATCTATATTTCTTTTAGAATTTATGGCTTTTTCAGTATCTACACCTTCTTCAAATTTTATAACTATATCTCCAAAGCTTCTAGTTTTATGAGCTATTGTAACACTTTTTACAAGCTCAAAATGCCAACCTGTATACTTTATAAAATAGTAACCTTCATTTAAAACCTCTTCTCTAAATTCCTCAAAGCTACTTATATACTCTGGAACTCTTGTTTTGAAAGTTGTTTCATCGTCCTCATTAATAAGAGAAGGGTATGATGAATTATTAGTAACCATTTTGTATCTAAAAGAATTTGGATTCTTTCTTAATAATCTTGGAACATTATATTTAAATCTATTATAGGATTCGTCTTTTAGTTTAACTACAAACTCTGTGTCGTCAGTATAGTTTACATCATAACCTTTTACCCTTTTACCTACATCAATAGTGTGACCCTCCTTATATACTAAGTAAGGTCTTACATTAACATCTAAATCTAGAGGTTCATCAAAATCAGAATGTTCTATTGTATCTAAAGTTATAGATTTATCCTCTTTGTCCCTATACCTCCAAGCTATCCAACTTTCCTTCTGCTTCTTTAACCCATCCTTATTTGGTGAGAATATCTTATCAACAAACTCTGTAGAGGATATAGGGTTTTGCTCTTTACCGATATATATCTTCATATTAGTATAATTAATAGGTAGGAGAGTTTTACCCCTCCTACCTTGTTAATTTAATTATAGATTAGAAGCTATAGTAATACCATTTTCTGGTAATGTTTCAGCCTTGTTAAACACTATGAAATCATATCTAGTACTAGATGTGGTATCTACAGTATAAGTATGACTTGCAACTCTAGTATTATAGTTATCGTTATGTACTAGACTATAACTAACATCATCTTTATCTAAGACAAAAGTTACTGGCAGTAAGTCATCAAATTCATAAAGAGTACCATTACTATTACTACCAACAGAAGTTAATTGCTGACCCTTTTGATAAATTCCTATTACTTCAGCAAATTTTTTGATACCTATTCTTCTAGTATGAGATTCACCAAAGAATACAATTAGATTTTCTAATTCAGGTACTCTAGAGTCTTTAACAACCATAGCCTTATTAGAACCTACAACCTTATTTTCAAGGTTTAAGTTTCTACCGTAACTATTGTAGTCTGTATTGTAATAGTCTAATTCACCTACTAGTTCTAGAACTCTATTTGGATTCATTCTATAAACCTTTAAAGGTTTGTAGGTATCATTATATATTGCAAATTTACCTTCAACAAATGAGTTTGTTACATTCGAATAGGTAACATCTACAGTATTCAGATTAATCTCCTTAATACCAGAATCTTCTAAGAATCTAGCTTTATAACTATTAAATCTGCTAGAAGCACCTGCACTTACAGTAACGCCTTCAACATCTTCTGGAGAAATATAGATACTACCTAAATTCTTTGGAGGGGTTGGACGTCCTGGAGGAGTTACAGGTTGTTTACCATAATCCTTAGAAGCATCCCTTGAGATATTACTGTAGTATTCTACAGAATAAAGTTGATTTAAGTTTGTATCAGAATTCATTGCTGTAGTAAACCATCTATGCTTAGTGGCATTGAAGGCGTACTTGAATACTTCACTCTTTTTGCCAAAGTTTGGATTGTCTGAGAGATTTTCTCTATTACCATAAATAACCTCAGCTGAAGTCTGTTCTTGAACTTGTATAGCACCGCTCTTCATAGAACCATCAGACATTTCATCACCGAACCATAGAATACCTGTGTGATTCTTTGTCTTTAGGTTATCAGAAGTTACACCATCATACATAGCCTGTCTATAGCTGAATACATTCTTAGTCTTTATTGATTTTCTAGGCATATAATCAGAATCAGCTTTTCTACCTGCTAGAGATAGATAACTATAATCTACACTATCACCATTAGGCTTTTGACCATTCCATATATGATTTATAACAGTGTAAGCATAGTGATTTGCAGGACTGCCGTATTCTACAAGATTATCAACATTGGTTTCATTTTCAGTTGCACCATACTTTACTAGATATGAATTTCTATATGGTAGAGTCATAGTGGGTTCATAAGAGCCATCAGATTTAAGCTTACCTATATAAATACTATTACCTATCCATTGATGATTTATTCTAGCACCTTTAGCTTTAATCTTATCTAAAGTTACTTCCTCATAAGAGTTTCTATTGAAGCTTAAAGCATAATCATTTACAATAGTAGGAGCTGTACTGAAATCATTTGCTGGTCTTCTAGCTTCTACAAAGCTAATAGTAGTAACAGGAGTTGTAGCCCAAGTTACAGTCTTAACATTGTAAGCATACTTGTTAGTAGTACTTCCTGTAGCATTTAATTGATTAACATCTGTTACATTTTCTGCACTACCATACTTAACTGATTCAGTAATATTAGCTGGTAATTCCTTAATGAATTGGAAAGTACCATCGGACATAACATTACCTACATATAACACAGCTTCGTGTCTATGTCTTACTAATTCTTCTGGAGTAGCAGCTTGGTATGTATTTTTAGCGAAACTTAAAGCGTTTGCTGTTACAACAGTTACAGGAACTACATAATCAGAACTTTGGATTCTTCGTACAATCTTATGGTATTCTACAATATTAGAACCTTTCTGCCATTTAGCGTTTCTTGTTATATAAGCATATCTATATTCTGGACCCTTATTTGAGTTAAGTTTTGTTAGATCAGTCTCATTTTCAGTCTTACCATATTTTTCAATGTCACTCAGTTCTTCAGCTGACACATCTTCTATATATTGGAAGGTTCCGTCTGACATAACATTACCTAAATATAAGTTCTCATCTATGTAATCCCTTGCTAAGGCTTTAGCTGAAGTAGCCTCGTCAAAGCTAGTTTTAGAGAAGCTAAGAACATTAGGTCTAACTACTGTTATAGGAGCTACATAATCATATTCAGGCTTTCTCTGTATAACCTTATGATACTCTATAACATTAGCACCATCAACCCACTTAGCTAGACGAGTTATGTAAGAATACTTGTATTCTGCATTCTTAGTAGTAACTAGATTACGTACATCAGTTTCATTCTCTGTTCTACCAAATAGGTTAGCATTACCTACAGTAGGTACAACATCCTTGATATACTGGAATGTACCATCAGACATTAAGTTACCTAAATATAGGGTATTCTTATAATCTCTCTCTAAAGCCTTAGCTGAGGTTGCTTCATCAAAACTAGTCTTGGAGAAACTGTATACATTAGCTCTAGAAACTGTTACAGACGCTGCAGGTTCTACATAGTCAGCACCAGCATTTCTACCTGCAACAGCACTATAAGTAAATACAGTATTCTGACCGTCCTTCCAATAATGAGTTACCTGATTGTAAGCATACTTAAAGGTAGCACCCTTAGAACCAAATTGTGTATGCTCGGTATAAGAAGGTTGGTTACCATAAACTACTTCGTTAGTAGTAGAATGTACAAGAGACTTCTTAACTCTGAATGTACCATCACTCATAACATCGCCCTGATAAATATTACCAGAGTAGTTAGAATTCTCAAGGTTGTTTGTATCTAGAGCTGTATATCTATCATTTGTAGAGCTATAGACATTCGCATTAACTACTGTAGGCTCAACTGGCTTAGGAGTAATAGTTTCACCGTTAGCGTTGGTAAAGCTTTCCATTAACTTATAGGAACCATTGATTTTAACATCAATCTGGTCTCTATCAAAAGTTCTTATGATAACATTCTCCCCAAGATTTAAAGTGCCATTAGTAAATGAACCACCATATGTGAAATCTAAAACTGTGTTATCAGGAATGTTTATTGTTCTACCTCCAAGGTCGTGATTGAATCTAATAGCATAGATAATCTTATCTCCTGTTCTTGAGAAGCTACCATCAGTAAGAGGCTTTTCATTTCTTAGGTAAACAAAACCATACTTACTCTTAGTATTATTCGGTCTTTCTGCAAATGAAAGTCTGTCTTCCATATCCCAAGCTAAATCATCAGGATTTAGATTTAGGAACATCTTGTTCTTATCATTTAAACCAGAGAACTTCTCATTCTTGATTTTTTCAAGTTGTTCTTTAACATAGTTAATAAGAACTTCTCTATCTGATATTCTTAGGTAGGTATCACTAATAACATTACCTTCAGCATCCATAAGAGCCTTATCAGCAATGAACTCATCATACATCTCTAATTGCTCACCATTCTCTACAGAGAATACAGCATCAAACTTTGATACAATATCATTGAAGAGTCTCTTAGACTTTCTCCAAGTACCATTCTTTGAACATACATAAAGAGTAGAGTTCTCTAGAGTATCACCAACAAAAGCGTGGTCACCTACTTTAGGACTAGGAGCTGAAAGCTTTAGTTCCTGTTCGTTATTGAATAAACCCTTGAATGTGGCAGAACCAGAATTGAACCACTCCCAATTCGTACTATCCTTAATTGTTTCAGGTAGTGTATTACCACCAACGAATCGCATCACTTCAGCAACACCCGAATCAGTATCAAAATAAGATACTACAGCACCAATCTTCTTACCTTGTGAAGCCTTTAGATTGGAGAACCAATCCATAGCCTTATCTAGCGTGTTAATGTTCTTTGGAGCATTAAGGAAGCCACAAGGAATTAGAGAGATTAAATCATTTACTGTAGCTAATACATTCAGGTTGTTCTGAACAATAGCAATTCTTTCCTCCCCCGTTAGAGGGGTAGAGTCACTGAAGTCAGTGTCCTTTACCCCATAAAACGATAGGATAAGATTCTTAAAATCTGAATTTCCCATTTAATTAATAAATTTAGTTATTTAACTTCTTGAGTTCTATTTCTCTTTTTTCCTTCCATTGCTTCTTCTTGAAGTCTAACTCAGCATCAAACTGCCTATCCTTTTGTTCAAGAGTAAGCTTTTCTTCTTCAGAGAATGCATCATCGTCAGTTCTAAACACCATCTGATTGTGATTATTTTCAGCCTGTATAAGTGCAATCTTGAGCTTGGTCTCATTGTTTCTCTGATTAATAGCATCCTGCAATTGCATTTCAAGTTGCCTGTGTTCAAGTTCCTTTTGTTGCATTTGTTGCTGCATTTGCATTTCCTGTTCTTGTCTTTGCTGTGCAGCTTGCTGCATCTCTATTTCATTTTGCTGAATCATATTAATCTTTTCAGCAATAGATGCAGAGGAGTAAAGCTTCATAATCGAAGAGAACGAAAGTGTTTGAGTTTGTAGAGCAGCTTGTGCTAATTGTTCAATCTTCATATTTAGATTGTTTGTAGCAGAAGAAGAATCTACAACTAAACCATAATCACATTCTGCAAACTCATCACCTGGAATCATCATCATTTGAATTGATGTATCAGGTAATATATTTTGGAATTTAGGATTAGTACCTCTAAGAGCTATCTTCGCAGTTTCTAGGAAACATTCTAATACCCGTTTCTTCAGATTATCGTGCGTAGAGAATAACCATTCAGTAATAGTAGAAGACTGAAGGTTAGAACGTTCAACACCACCAACAGTTTCTCTGTTGTAAATCTGACCTTCTCTTTGTCTAGAAATACCTGCTACTTCACCCATTTCAGCCTTGATAGATTCTAGTAACTGAATATGAGAAGCAATAGCACCAGATAAATCCATATCCACAGAGCCTGCCATATTGTTGTTTAACGCTCCAGAAAGCTTACCTAAAGAAGCGCCTCTATTACCTTCATTGAATGAATCAACTACTGCAATGTGAGCAGTCTTTAGATAGTACATCCATTTATCTATATCCCAACTATCGGGTACTTTAGCAAGGTCTAACTGAATTACCTTACCTAAGTTATCCTGTATAAGCTTATTCAGTTTATCGTGAACAAGATTATACTGATAGTTGTAATACTTCATCATATCAACCATTGAGTAAGGTGTATCTTCATTAATGCTATAGATAGAACCTATGATACCAAAGTGACACTTTGAAGGATTAGATAATCTGTTATATTGAATTTTTCTTGGTCGGATATTAACGTAAATATCCTTACCTATTAGAGTACCTTCCCAAGCTTCATTTACAACAATAATCTTTTCAGTCTCACCATTGTCTTTATCAGCTTTGTATTCTTCAGGCATTAGGTCTTCAACCATTTCACCTGTATCAGGGTCTATAGAAGTAATCTTTTTAAGTCTTCTTCTAGATTTCCAATATACTTGAAGTACTCTAATGTTATTGTGTTTATCATAAGGTGTAGGTAATGCTCCGTCAAGTATAGGCTCTAGTACACCATCAATAGATTCTACAGCTAGAGATGATAGGAAGTTATTTAAATTCTCTTCATTATCATTACTTTCTGTATCTCTATTTTCTAGCTTTCTAATATCAGCCTGACTTAAATCATCATAGAATGTATCATACACCTTAGAGAGGGGCCAGTAATCTTCAATAACAATTACGTCAGAATCTTCCAGCCTAGGAGAGCTACCACCTTTAAAAGCTCTAACCTTGAGAGGATTTAATCTTTCTACTGTAGGTTCACCATTTACAATATCACATCTGTAAATCTCTTCTCCTACAATAAGGGCATCCATAAAGCCTTGATTAAACATCAAAGGCATATCTAGTTCTTTCACATAATGATTGAGTAAGAAGTTACCTCTTATCTCTCTCATATCTTGCCAAGATGCAAACTTCTTTGCTAACTCTTGGGCTTTCTGATTAAATTCCTCTTGGTCTTGAACTTCTTGTTGAAGGATAGCAAGCAATGATTGTTGTACTGCATTTACTTTATCTTCCTCCATTTTAGAAATGGCAGTAGGGTTAGTGACGACTACTTGAAAGTCAAATGGTCTTCTTATTTCCTCACCTCTTAGAACATTAAGTTTAGAATTTATGATTGGATAGTGCTTAATGTTGTCTGGAATATAAGTGTCCTCTAAAGAGTAAGGATTAAGAAGGTCCATCATATCCTGCATATCAAGAGTACCATTCACTAAATCGTAATTAATCTTTTGGTCTCTAATATTCTTCCTAATCAAATCAGAATGGAGAAGAGATGCGTTTTCTGCCCACTTAACGCATTGCTCTTTCCACTCCTTATTTTTCTTTGATTCAGGTATGTTTTGAGGTGGAAAATGTAACTTCATATTTATATATAATTTGTTACTTCAAATATATTACCTATATCAAAATAATAAAAGTTCTTATTCTTTTTCTAATGCTTTAAGAACCGCTTGTCATAATTGTTTTTGAAGAATTTATCATTGCCTTTATAGTGCTTTGATTTACCTACAATACTAGTAGGATTCTCTCCAAAATCAATCATCTTTTGTTCCCTATATAGCATTAAAATACCAAGACAGGAAACACGGTCAAAGTTACCATAAGAATTATAAGCAATAAGTTCCTTTAGCAATGCAATACCCTTAATATTATAAAGGTTAGATACTATTGTATTCTCACCTATTGTAACACTCTTCATTAACCACTCTCTAGTTCTTTCTCTAGCGTGTGCATTAATACCTGCTGTAGCTGGTATACCCTTGGATGTATTACCAATAGGAGGAGCTTTTAGTAATTGCTTCTCTGTTAGGTAAGGCAAGGAATCTTCAAGTAAGAATAACATATTCTTCTGAGAGCAGAATGAGAATAAACCCTTCTTGTTGTTTTCATAGCATATCTTACAGTTGTAAAATAAAGCTATAGAGCAACAAGTCTCATAGAAGAAATCAGCTCTCTCTGGTCTACCTGTATATTCACAAACAATCTGGTCTGTAAATAAATCTAATACCATAAAGCTACCTAGAGAAGCAGTATCAGCTTGGTCATTATCATATGGGTCCATCGCAGCTATGTATCTACCTTGTGTAGGTTTACCTGATGAATCCTTAATAGGCAGAGTGAAGAATTCAATAGCACCCTTAATCTTATTACTCTTATGTGGGAATATACGAATAGGTAAATCGTTAGAAGGAACGAATCTTGTTTCTAGACCTTCTCTTACTATCTCTCCCACATAAACATCAGAAAGAGCATTAGGGTCTGCTTCTAGCTGTCCTAATCTATCATTGATATTCGCTATAGGGAATATAGAGTTGGTAGATTTAAGGATAGCTTCTTTCGGTGTAATTGGATTTTCGGCAATAGTTCTTACGATAGAATCTGGGTTATCTGAATTATACTTTACATTGTATCTATTTTTTAGAATGTCTAATAAAGCCATAACTACATCAGAAATACCATCTTTATTGTATCTACCTTTACGATTAATAAATCCAGGAAAGAAGTAGCAGAATTTAGGCTTACCTATACCTGCTTCATCATATACATTTGGTATACCATAAATCTTATAACCATCAGGGTTGTACATAAGCTCCTGTGCAGAATAGAATTCTGATTCATCAGAACCTGCCGTACCAAGAGCGTATATAAGACCATTGACAGCTTCACCATCTTCTACAGAAGGTAAGAGAGTATTATATAAAGCCAAAAGAGAAGGGAAAGAACCGAACTCTTCAATAAGAATGTAACCACGTTTACCACGAGCTTTTGATTCATCATCTTTAACTGCTACTCCCATTACGGTATTTAAAGTACCTTTTTCAACACCTGTCTCAGCATCCTTATAACCAGACTTCCATATCATTTCATTCAGCGAGTCTTTAATTCTAGCTCTGGGGAATTCTGTATGTTCGGCTACAAAGTCAATATCAACAATGTACTTTGAAATAGTACCATCCTTATCTTTAATATACTCCTTTAAGTAACCTAATAGAATAGTTACTCTATCCTTTGTAGTATCTAACCCTTCACCTAGAACGAAACGCTGAGCCATAATAGAAGCTAATGTAAACGACTTACCAGCACCACGTCGAGCTAGTTCAGCACAATGTAGACCGCCTTCAAAGTTATTATATAGCCCACCATATCTAGCTTGCTCTAAGTAATGAGTTCTCAGATAAACACCTTCCCAGAATTCAGGGAATGCTTCAACACGACTAGCCACTTTAGTAGAACCATCCTTGAATACAGATAACTTTAATCTTGAGTAGTTAAGATAGTAATACATAATTCCTGTAACCCATTCACCATCTGATTCTCTTACATATCCTTCTAAGCATCGTCTGGCTTCTCTCTCTAACCACTTTCTGAAGTTGGAGTTAGGGCTACCATTAGGTCTAAGGAAAGTGTAGCATCCGTGTTTCTCAAAGTGAATAGCTGATTCTCTAAAGTAATCTATATCCTCTATGATATGTGGATTAACTAGGTCTACTATTATTCTCCCCTTAGAATCTCTTGGTAAATCTTTTGCTCTCTTTCTATTTGGAGATATTAGATTCTGTATGTAAGGTACAGAATGAACGAAGTGCAAGAATTGTTCTCGCACTTCATTTGGGTATTGACTTAATAACTCTTCTGTTATCTTGGTTTGAAACTCATTTGTTTCTATAATTTCCGTAGTCATAAAGTAATTTCTTTAACACTAAATATTTAGATTCTGCTTCACTTAGATAGTTAGCTTTAATAGAGCCGTGTGCGATTATAGAAAGAGATGTACCACATTCTCTGTATACCACAAGAGTTTGGTAGATGCTCACATTCCTGCTATCTCTATAATAATCTAAGTGCGCTCTTTTGAGTTTTAAGAGCTTAAGCAATTTCTTTTCTTGTTTATCCAAAGATACCATCATCCATCACAGATTTTTGTTTATTACCACGCATTCTAGAATTCTCTTGAACCTCAGAGAATAATGCCTTTTCAGCCTCATCCATCATCTTAATCAAATCAGGCATTTCCTTAATAGCCTTCATAATAGCTGGAACTTGGAATACAGGCTTACCCTTATCATCACGTTCATCAATGTTAATACTACGTAATGTTTTTCTAAGATTATCTATTAAAAATCTAGCATCTTCTAGTAGTAAAGAAGATAGTGGTTTGAACGATTTATAATATTCAATAGCTGCTTCTAACTCAGTATCAGGTTGCCAATCAGGAGCTAAACCTAAACTATCTTTAACTTGTTCCATTCTTTCCTCATCATCCATATAGATTTGGAAATCTGAACGAGGGTCTGCATAGAAATAAATAAAAGCGAGTTCATTATTTGCCCTACTCTTATCCTTTGATTTATCCCTATTCCATAATACCTTAAAAGGCTTTAGGGCTAAAGCCTCTTCCGAGATTGTAACCCTAAAACCTTCATACTTAAACAACTTAATCATAATCTTCTATGACTAGACTTATATCAGAATCTGTTAATATCAGATATTCAATATCATTAACTATAAGAGTAGGGATGGTATAATGTACTAATTCTGTCATACCATTCAGCTCTTCTCTTGCTGAACCCTTCGGTATAGAAGTCTTTCTATACTTGGCATAACTAACCATTATCAAATCACCTTCCTTATAATTGGTAACTAGCGGACCCACCGAAATAATTCTCTGTATTTCTGAATACTGGCAGTAAGGGTCTCTCATAAATCCTTTTGCTTCCGTCTCGGTATCAGCCGTGGTTTGTATATAATTATAACTCGGCTTTATCTTCTTTATGTTTATTATACTCATTGTAATGTCTAAAAAATTTACCTAAATATGGTATGCTAATGCTAAGATTGTTGCATTCCTTTAGTTCCTCATTCACGGCTTTCCAATATAACCTGTATATTCTATCTTCAGCCTTTTTACTTATCTGGGATTTCAAATCTAATCAATAATGAAAGTTCTGAATCTTTTATGTGTGGTATAAACTTTGGATTTAACCTATTGTCTATAATCACATTCTTCTTTCTAAGTGAAGTTAGCAATACTTGAAGATGTATCATTGTTATATTCATCTCCTCTATTATCTTCTTTCTATAAGTATCAGAGAGTATTGTTGTATCAAGTATTTCCTTATCTAGGATTACTTCTTTCAACTCATCTCTGTACTTATAAAGTTTTGAAGCTAATATACACTCCTTGTTAGAAAGATTGTGTAAAGGCTTTAAAATAAGGAACCAATTTAGGAACAACTCATTATAGTCACTAGACTTGATTTTCAGTATGTTCGTTGGTCTCATTTATTCCTACAAATGCTTCTAAGAATTTAAATACGTTTTCTTGAATATTACTTGGTAGCTTATCCTTAATCTTGGCTAGCTCAATCATATACTCAAGTCTCTTGTAATAACCAGCAAGATTACTCATATAAATCTGCTGTTCAAGTATTGCTCTTTCTTTAGGACTAAGTTCATTAGAACTGTTCTGAGTTAAGTCCTGCTTTTCTTTTGTATTCATTTACTTCTACTGCCCAATGATAAAGTGATAGTTTCTTGTTTTGCTTATTAATATCTTTCTCAATAAGCTTCTTCTTTGAAGGTTTTACCTCCTGCTTTTCTTTCTTAGTTGTTTTACTCATTGCTGAATAATGCTACCAGTTGTTATAAAGTTACTTAAATACTTAAGGGAGAATTCAAACATAACCTTTAGCGAATCTGCTAATTCTTTGACTGAGGTTTCTGTTATCTCTTCCTCTTTGTTAGAAGCAAAGTTATATATTTTATTTGACTTATACAAACTTAGAAGTGAATCCAATGCTATCCCACTCTTCTCCGAGAGAATCTTGATTGGCTCTAGTAAAGCTTGTTGAATTAAGCTCTTTACTTCTCTTTCTATATCTGAATCTCTAGTCTCCTTATCTAGTGTTTCTATGATTCTATTGTATATGTAACCACCACCTACAACATACTTTTTAGCACCAACTATTGAAAACGCATCATCAATAGCATCACGCTTTTGTTTAAATTCTGCGTCAGATAGAGAAGGAAGAGAAATCACATAATGTGTGTTGTCACCCATATAAAGTGCATTTCCTTTGATTGTAACCTTATCTACTGCATAGTGAGTTATAAGTCTAAAATCAGGTAACACTCTAAGTCCTTTCGGTGGTAATAAAGACTGACATATATTTACAACTATACCGAAATCTCTAAAGATGTTAGAAGCAAAAGCTCTAGCTTCATCTGCACCACCTTTAATCATCTTCATAACTAAGGTGTAAGGTAAACCAAATAGCTCATCAGAGGCATTTGAAATACGGAAGATTTGAGTTAATCTGCTAATCTCTTTATATAAGTCGTTATAATTTGAAAACTCCTTAACATAAAAAACTATTGATTTGTAATCAGTCAATGGTTGTCCATTTGACTCCTTTCTTACTGTCTGTAGAATAGGTGAAGTTATATTGGTTTTATATCCCTTGTATTTAGATATGAAGTATAGATTATCTTCACTCTTGTTTACCTCATAGGTATAGTTACCTTCAATATTCTTAGGCATTAATTTCAGTAACCTCTCATCGTTATTGAGAACTACAGATAACATATTGGGTATATCTTCCTTCTCAACTGAGCTACCATTCTCATCAATTATAGCTAGAATACGCTCCTTTTCTTTCTCTACAAATTCAGCAATCTTGAATGGAGGATAACTAAAGTCTTTATTGAAATGCTTTATCAGAGAATATGTAACAATAGATGTAGAAGTAGAACCGTCCTTATTGATGTCGTTGATATACTTAACTAACTCAACGAAATCCTTGATAATGTTATTCTCAATTATGTCTTCTGATGATACAGCTGATATAACTGATAAACCATCCTTGGTATATACTTGCTCGTATTGGTTTGATATTAATACACTATCACCATATGGTCCATAGGTTGTTTTAACCAATTCATCTATGGGTTTCAGTGTATCTAGTATTAGTTGTCTTGATTCTTTTTTATTTAAAATTCTACTCATCTTATCATTAAATAAAGCGTTATTTGTAATGCTTGTCCAATTAACCCCCCGAGTATGGTACAAAGAAAATCGAAAATATCGAATTTCCCCCCTTTGAGTTTATCTTTATACTCCATACCAAAAGCCAGTCCTGCAACAAAAAGAATGGTAAAGGTTAATCCAAATGGTATTGCATATAGGAAGTGTTTTTCTCTGTTGCTAGTTGATAGAAGTGGTACTTTCCTTAATAGTGCTTCTGTTCTTTCTAAAACTTTCACGGCTAAATTTTTCCTTGAATTTTAGTAAACCTGTATTTCTTCTCCCACTCTTCGTAACTCATCTCCTCAGTTTCAGTGCAGCCACAGTCACCACAATAATCATCTAAACCTTCATCTCCTAGTATGTGAAGTGAATGACATTCTTTACAGCAAAATACAGGAATTGAATTATAATACTCTTTTCTGGAATACGGATATTTCTTTTTATACTCCGCCCACCAACTAAATCTTAAATCGAAATCTTCTGTCATAATCATTAAATTAAGTTATATACCACAAAGGTATTTAATTTTTCTTTTATATCCAAACACCCAATCAAATTTTTTCTTATATACACGTACGCGCGTACACACGCAGGCGCGTTTCTGTAGGTGTAAATATATAAATATATTTACTAATAATAATAAAGTATAATTCATTATAATAGTAATTTATATATATTATATATTAACGCACAACTTCAAGAAAATTCCAAGAAATTTCAATTCATTTTTTCCAACTTTTTTATCTCGAATTGACATAAATTATCATTCAAATTATTGCATTATTCTTTGAATTGTTTTTCATTGAAATTGTAGTTATTGTTGTTTTTGTTTCCGAAAAGGTGAAATTAAACTAAATTAGAATTTCAAAAAATTTGAAATTTTTTTTTGTTTTTTTTTTCGATTTTATTTCCACTTCGATGTAAATGGGAGTATAGATGATTTGGAGAGAATGAGTAGGAAAAATGGAATTTGAAGGAAAATTTTTTTTTGGAAATTTTTTTATTTAACGAAATCTAGGACCTGAAACAAAATGTGGGTGTGTTAGAAGAATTTGATTTTTTTGAAATTTTTAAAATTTTTTTTCTTTAACGAAAACGTCCACCTCCCCCGCAAAGCCCGACCTGCCTTCGGCAGTTGGGTTGATAGGACCCTCGCGGTGAGAGTCCGCCCAATCGCTAAAACTAAACACAATTTACAACAATGGCACAGACCAATCTCCGCAACAATGTTGCAACCACGAACTCCAACAGCAATCGCGTTCCTGTTCAGACGGCAGACGGACGAACCTTCTACCGAGGAGCTGACCAGCCAGAGACGGCTATCGCTTTCGGTGAAACGTTGGAAATGTTTTCCCTCCGTAACGCTGAAGCCGTAGCCCAGCACCTTGGAACTTTCAAGCGTGCACTAAAGGCAAAGGACGCTGTTCGTCCTGACCACATCGGTACGCTGGTCTTTGAAAAGGATGGGCGTAGCATCTACGTGAACGCAGGTGTAGGCAAAGTAATGAACGACTTTGCTAATCCGACTGTGACTATCGTTGAGGTCTACAATCCTGAGACGCTTGAAACAAGCGTGAGCTACTGGGTAGTAGACGGACGTGAAGAAGTCACCGACGCAAACGCTATTGCCTCTATTTTTGGTAAGTAACCAAAATAGCCACATAGATAAAAGGTAGTGTATAATCTGAAAAGGTTGTACACTACCTTTTTTATAGTTCTCAGAAGCTAAAATCTCACACTAAAAAGCCTCAAAAAACCTACCTAATATAACCTACCAATGTATAAAAAGAATCTCAGAAAAGAGCCTAAAACAAGCTACAAAGTAGCTGAAATAGTCGGTACTTTGTTTGCCTTGATAGGCTTGCTTTCGTTCGCTTGTGGTGCTACCTATTTCACGCTAAACACGTGGGAAATATGCACTACAATAGGCAAAGTATTGCTATCAATGAGCTATATAATAGCTCTTGTAATACCTGCCTATCTCTTCATCAGAAGCAACTATAATGATACACTATGCAACCTATAAACAACCTCAAAAAGGTAGCTACAATAGCCTATAAATATAGCTACCTATTCACCTGCATAGCCTTGTTTCTAAGGCTTGCAAATTCTTTTGAGCTTCTAAATACAACGGCTCAAGAATGTACCTATTTCAATGGCGGGAATGTAGTAGGCAAATTGCTCACTCTTTTCGCTTGTGTAGGTGCAATTCGTCTGTTTCAAATCTTTGGTACAATCAAAGAGGACTAACATAAAAAATACCTTTGCTTTTTGAGGGTAACACCTCAAGGGTAAAGGCTATTTTTTAACGTAAACAAATGTAAAGAAATGTCAAAGACTTTCATCAAAGTATCTCCTACTAAGGAGGTCAAGAAGATTAGCCAAATCCTTGAGCCTATTGAGTACAAAAGGTTCTACTTCAGAGAACTTAGGACTATTAGTGATTTCCCTAGAGGGTTAAGCGCATTAGCATACAATATGTCCTACTATAATAAGCTACGATATTATCTAGCTTTTAGACAATTAGCTTACTCTATGAAACTAACAGAGAAAACTCCAAAAGAAATAAATGCACTTAAGAAAAAGGGTGATTTGTTCTATGGGGTATTCACTGATTCGAAAATCACTAATTACGTTTTAATCGATTTAGTGCTTAAGCTGGTTGATGAGGCAGCTGCATCTATTACAGGTGGTAATACCACTGTAGGCAAAATTATGCTTTCATCTTTCGGTAATTACCCGAATAAGTTTGGTATTGTGGTAGATTCAAATAGTTTATCTACCAATTTATCAAATGAGGGTATTTCCAAGCTTTTAGATAAGCTTAGTGTATTACCTGAATTAGAAATTTGTGATACTGAGATTTATACTCGTTACGCAGAAGACTATGTTCAGGTAAAGCAAATCTTCCTTAATGAGGAATATATCCTTAGCCACTACTATAAGGAAGAAATCACAGAAATGATAGACTTATTAGAAAATTCCATTAAGGATGAAAAAGCTCATTAAGTCTATCAAATCAAAGCACTTAGCATATAGGCGAAAAGCATTGGTTATATCACGGATATTTGTTGATGATTTATTACGCAATATAATGCGTTAGATTATTAAGAATATTTGTTTTATATTTGCAGTGATTTCACTATTAGCGGATAGATTCTTGGTGTAATGGTTAGCACGACAGACTTTGACTCTGTTGGTCGTAGTTCGAATCTACGAGAATCTACAAAGTTAGGTAGTTACAGAATAGTTACTTCGCAATGTTTTGGCTCATTATTAAACACTATTCTAATATACTCCTAACTTACTTACTCCATTAACTCAGTGGTTAGAGTTCGAAGCTTATACCTTCGCGGTCCTTGGTTCAAATCCAAGATGGAGTACTTAATGTGGATATGTTATATTAATAATGTCAGTATCACTCATGTTGGGAAATATTGGTGATACATTACACTTCGTAGCTCAGTCGGTAGAGCAACGGGCTTTTAACCCGTGGGTCCTGAGTTCAAGTCTCAGCGGAGTGACTAAAAGGCTTTCATATGATTATGATTTAAGTTGAACAAGGATTTCACTCAAATATGTTGGGAAACATAAATGAGGAACCTCTAATCACGTTGTGAAATGTTGTTAGAGTAATTGGGGTATTAGTTCAGTTGGCTAGAATATCTGCCTTGCACGCAGAAGACAACGGTTCAATTCCGTTATGCTCCACTTGTGGGATAGAGCAGAGGTAGCTCACTAGGCTCATAACCTAGAGGTCATAGGTTCGATTCCTATTCCCGCAACTATCAATGTTGGCTCATTGATTTATGTTGTTTACGTGTGGTTGGTGCTGTAGCTCAGTTGGTAGAGCATTGGTCTGAAGAACCAAGTGTCAGAAGTTCGAATCTTCTCAGCACCACAAAGTTTGCTTGCATAGTAAACTTGGTTTGGTTATTAATAGGTTTTAAACATACTGCGAAAGCAGTAACTCTGTTTAGTTATTGTGAAATAATTAGCAGGGGAATTTAGGTTCTTATTGGGAAGTAAGAGCCTATAATTTGCTTCTATAGTTTAATGGTAGAACACTAGATTTGTAATCTTGTAGTATTGGTTCGATTCCAATTAGAAGCTCAAATAACCTTTTACAGAGGAAGGTTGTTCTGTTGTTTATGGTGTTTTTTTTTGTTTTAATTACTCTGTTCTTTGACTAAATAATTGCTATAATATTTAGTCGAAAAGTGTGGTTACTTTTGCTTAGATAAAGCATAAAAAACTATTATAATGTGGGTAACGGTTAGCAATTTAGAGTTAGCTGTTACCCACTATAAAGTATTCACTTAATCACCATTAACAAGAAAAGATTATGACACCACAAGAAAGAGAAGCAGTCGAAAAGATGATTACCTACGTTAAGGAAGGTACCGACTTGCTTATTCAACAGGTAAACCTCATCAAGGTTGCTAGTCCTTATTATGAAGTTTACCAGCAGGCTATCACAGAAACTCTAGCTAATATGGCTGAATCTATGAATATGGTTTCAGACTATCTCGGCTTAGATGAGCCTGTGGTAGAACCTCAAACTCCCTTTGAAGAACAGCCTGTTCATCAAGAGAAGGAAGAGATAGCTACTAAGGAAGCTAACGGTTCAGATAATGATGTGGATTCAAATAGCCCTAGTATCAACCCATTCGCCATCTTATATGAGATGTTGTTTGGAAAAAATGAGATAGAAGGTCTCAAGAAACCTACAGCAGAAGATATAGCGAAGAGTAAGAGACTTACCAAGGATGAGTTCAAGAAGGACTTAAAGATTGAGTTCGGGGAACCATTCTATAGTTCCTGTAAAGAAGCTGACAACTGGATGAGTGCTATTTCAGTAGTACTCCCTTGTGACTTCTCATATAAGGGTAAGAAACTTGGAGAAGTTTTCTTCAACTTAGCTGTAAACTCTATTGATGGGTTTATCCATATTATGATGGTAGATGAGGACAACAATCCTTCTACACTCTATCATAAGGAAACAGAACCTAAGAAGAATGGTTATACACCACTCTACAAATTGTATGAGCAAGGACAATCTCAACTTACTGATACAATTCAGACTGTAGCTTGGAATAGATTCCAATCTTCATTAGAATAAGAAACTACTTAGCTGTTGGTACAGGGTGGAGGTAGAGTAAAATCTACTTCTGCCCTATCCATAAATCATCAGATTAGTATAAACTAATTAGCTGTTATACCAAGGAAGATAGGGTAAAAATCATACTAAACCTGTCTAAATTGGTATAACAGTTATAACTAAAACACGGAACAACAATGACACGAAATGAACTAGAAAAGTCTCTAATAAAATTAAATTGGAGACACAGCATTAAAGAAGACAAAGAAGAATGGTTTGCTGAAACTCGTCTGTATTACAACCTCAAGATAAAGAAGGTTTCAGATAAAAATAAAGTCTTTGTAGATAGATATTATATCTATAAGGTTATGCCAAACTCTGTAGATTTCTTAGTGAATAATGCGAATACTGAGAATTGCAATACCTTAGAAAAGGCTATGCAAACAGCTTGGAAATCTTATGTTAGCACTATAGAATGTCTCTTCAAGGTGTAATATAGATAAAAGGATAAACCTTTTATGGTGCGTTCGTCTAAATGGTTAGGACGCAACCCTTTCAAGGTTGTAATACGGGTTCGATTCCCGTACGCACTACTAAATAATATAAACTATGAATCCATATAGAATCAAACACAAACCTACTGGATTGTATTATAAGCCTTCTACAAGCAATAATCTATCTAAAAATGGTAAGGTTTACACTACAGCAAATAGTGTATTATCACGACATAAAAGAGACGATTTTCTTATAATATTAATACTAAAGAATAGCACTATAGATAAAACAGTTGGAAGATTATCAGATAATTTCACTTGGAATACATATGATAAAATCTTCTACAAAGTACCAAAAGAAGAATTTGAAATAGAATGGATAACACAATGAACAACGGAGTATCAATCAAGTGGCTTATTGTAGCCTTAGTATTTAGCTGTATATCATTAGGGTTACAGATTTCTAAGCTATTTATCAAGGAAACTAACAAAGAAACTGAGAAGGTAGAAGCAGTATGGGTTCACGATGAACATCACAAATACACTGAATTCGAACCTTCAATGATAACGTTCGTTAGCAAAACAGACAGCACTGAGGTTCTGTATGCTATAGAACAGAATGAAGAAAGCCAAGGTTACTTTAACCTTTATCTTCTTTCTATAACGAATGGGAGAGAAGAATGTGAACTAGTAGGTTCAAGCAAGAGCTTTGAGAAACTACAGATATTAGCGGATATACACAAACAAGCAACAGATAACAACTAAACAACTAAAACAATGGAAACGGTAAAAATAGTATTCTTTGTAGCCTTATGGGTACTTTTCCTCTTAGTTATAGTACTAGTTCTTAAAGAAAAGTACGATACTAAGAAGTCTAAATGGATAGCTGAAGGTAGAAAGATAGGCTTAGAGAGAGCTAAGTGGAATGTAGAAAAGGTATTCCCTAAGTTAGCTCCTCTAAACTTGAGAAAACCTAAAGAGAATTATTATAAGTGTAACTTCCTAGATGCTTACACGGCTGAAATAGTAAGATTAGAAGAAAGTGGTAGATATATAGTCCTAATAAAGAAGTATGATTATGTACTTTTAGAAAAGACTGAATACTTCTTCACCTTAGATGATTCAATCAATTTCGTAGCAAACTTTAGGCGTAACCTACTAAACAGCATTTCAAATGAGACCATATAGAATTAAGCATATACCTACAGGATTGTACTACTATCCAGGAACTGGAAGGACTAACCTAACATTTAGAGGGAAGATATATAAGACTAAACAAAACGTCTTTGGTTATTATCGTTGGTCTCCTATACCTATCTATATGTATAATGTAAGTAGGACTGCGGATATATGCAAAAAGTTAATACCTGAAATAGGTGAAAAGCTATCTAAGGTAGGTAAACGTTTAGGTTGCTGTGTAGAACTACCAACATCAGACTTTAAAATAGAATACCTATAGTATGATTACATTTGAAGATATTAGAAGTAAGCTGAAGCCTCTTAGATGGATAGATAGCCATAACTCTGATGGTGACCCAATCAAATGGGCTACAGCTCTAAGAGGTATATCTATAGAAGCTTACTATAGTGAGTTCTTAAAGTCTTGGTTTGCTGAATGTGTTGTAGTACCAGGACTTACCTTAGTGATTGCTACTAAAGCTAAGGACTTAGAAGAAGTAGAATCAAAAGTCTTAGATTGGGTAGCTGAAAAGATAATAGAAGGATTAGAACAATAGGAATACACCTCCTATAATTAAGCGGAATGATTATTAACACGGGTCAAGAGTATGTGTTAGTTTTCATTCCGCTTTTCTTTAAATATGAAAAAGATAGCACTGATTTTTGTATTATTCTTCTTAGCATCTTGCAAGAAGGATGACTGCAAAGGAAAGGAATATTGGAATGGTAGATGTTGGAATGTTTACACAGTAAATGATTCTCTCATCTTATGTATTCCACAGTTTGAAGGGGCTACTCCTAAATTCTTAACTATTTCCAAAATGGAAATGGTTGCTGATAGTATTGATTAATTAGATGGAATTACTTGAATTTTGTTTCGTAAAATATTTATTATATCTTTGCGTAAAGAGTTCAAATAATTCTATACTTTTAATTAATATTAATTAGCGTTTATGAGTAAAAGAAAACAACTAAAGATTAGAAAGCAATTTAGCAAGTTAGATAACATTGATTGGGATTCGCTTTCTGAAGAAGATAAGAAGGAATTTGCACCTCCTGTAGATGTCAAGAACATTAAAGTAGTGCAGTTATCCCCAGAAAGAAGAAAGCAAGTTCTCAAGCAAGAGACTTCACTTAATTGTGAGGAAGCTGTAGAGTTTAACCAAGACCATATGGGTTTCTATGGTTATAAGGGTACATTCAAGGATGGTTCAGAAGAATACCGTCAGATTGGTCCAGACAATAAGGCTCGTAGAGTTATGAAGGTAGGTGATACCTTTATTCCTGATGAGTTTTGGGATAGATTTGAAAGAAAGGTTTTCTTTATTACACCAGAGATGATTGCTAACCCTACCAGAAAGACTGAGATTCATAGAATGTTAGGTTTTATTGGTCTAGCTCTATTAGCTACTCCTATTGTAGGATTGATTGCTTATGCTATCAAACTTTACCTTCAAACAAATTAAACTGAATTATAGTTAGGTATTATTAACCGTTATTGATTTCGAATTCAATAGTTCAGTTTTAAAAACACCTAGATTATGTAGCACGAATTAGCTGTATAGGGACATCTAGGTGTTACGCCGAAGTGATGGAATTGGAATACATACTGCACTTAGGATGCAGGTTTTGCGAGTTCGAGTCTCGCCTTCGGTACTATAAAATATAACAATATGGAATTTATCTTATGTTCTGCTATTAAGCGGATAAAACCTAGAGAGACTAAATGTAACTATCATAACAATGATATTCATTTAGTGGAATTAGGGTATAGGCATCACGATATTCTAATTAGATTTAAAGATGAAGTTTCTACAAGTCTTTTTGACCAAGGGTTTTATACTTCACAAGGCAGGTTTGTGGATAGAAAGGGAGCTTATAAAATAGCTTATGATGCTGGACAATTAAAAAACCCAGAGTATTCAGAAGATTATGAATATAGATTGTTTTCAGAAGATTTATATTAATTAGCATAAGGATGCCCAGATGGTGGAATGGGAGACACAAGGGACTTAAAATCCCTCGCCATAGGTGCGTACGAGTTCGAGTCTCGTTCTGGGTACAAATCATATAAACACTAAACAACTAAACAATTATGACTAAGAAAGAAAGAGAAGCAGAAGCAAATAAGGCTTATAATTTACTTTTTGAAGCCAGCGAAATACTTAATGAGATTATTTGGGAACGTCAGGAAGGGCAACCAGAACATTTTGATAAGTTATCAAAGTTAGAGCAGATTAAATTGATTACAAGTAGAGCTTTAATTATAAGTAGTTTGCAACAAGTAGATAGTTGGAAAGAAACTTTGGATAGCCTATAAACAAATAAAAACAATCAAATGAAAAAAGGTAATGCATTTCTTGAATTCCTACTATCCTTCCTAATATGTGGTGTAATGTTCATAGGTCTTATGTATGGTATGGCTTATATGTCAGGCTGTGCTGAGAAATCAGACTATTGGAAGGAACAGAAAGAACTTCAAGCTAAAAGGTCTGAAGGTGTTATCATAGAGAAGTATGTAAAAGAATCAGGTTATAGATACAATTTCTTCTTAGGTAGATTTGAGTATATGCCTGATAGATTCTACTTCAAGGTAAGATTAGGTGATAATACTGAAACTGATATTAAGGTAGATGCTGTTACTTATATGAATAAGAATATAGGTGACAGAGTTAGAAATAATAGCTATTAATATGGATGTATCTAATTTTAGATTTAGCTTTGATAGAATCAATTGTGTCAGCATTACTTATGGAGTTTATCTGATATATTCTGAATTAATAGACTATATAGAAGTCGAGTCAGAACTAATCAATAAACTCAAGAAAAGAGTAGAGGTATTAAGAAGTAACTACAGAGAGTTATACTTCAATTATACAGAAAACAGAGAGTTTTTAATTGCACTTAGAGATGAATTGATAGATGTAGATAGAGGTCTTAGCAATGAAATTTATCGTGTAAAAGATGAGTTGCTAAAGAAGTTCATCCCAGAGGAATATGCTACATATAATTAAAGTATTATGAATAGCAATGATTCTACGCTTGATAAAGATGCAGAGATTATAGGTAAATTATCTAAGGAGATTAAGATTCTAAAGAAAACTATAAAACAGTTTAGAAAGAATAAAGTCAGCTTTTTGGAAATTAAGGAAGCTGAAGCAGAGTTATATAGACTTAAGAATAATTTGAGTTACCATCGTATAGATAAGAAGTATAAGTTTTTAAATATGATGATGGCTAATCCACTTCCTAATTTTCGTATTGATGATGATGCTATCTCTACTAACTTTGACTATTTCTCTAGTTTCCAATCAATATAATAAACACACACCTAAGTAGTTAAATTAGAGTTACTTCACTCATTTTGGTCATATCTGATAAAAAACTCTGATAAAAATACTCTTAGGTTTTTGGGAGGGTCGCATAGTGGTTAATTGCAGCGGGCTGTAAATCCGCCCTCATTCGAGTTCGTAGGTTCGAATCCTACCCCTCTCACGGTGAATATAGCTTAAATGGTTAGAGCAGTGGACTGTTAATCCAAAGGTTCTAGGTTCAAGTCCTAGATAGCCCGCAATAAAAAGATAAAATTATGATAGGTAAAATATGGTCAGTACAAGATTATATAGGGGAAATTAAACCTTCCTCTAAGAAACAACGAGATGCTGTAGCATTCTGTGAAAGAGAATTACAGATAGTATTCTCAGGTAATATTGCTGATTCAAGAGAGTGTTCAGATTTCTTAGATGAATACCTTGATTTAGCAAGAGATTGCAATAGAATGTAATGTATGTGGGTGTAGCTTAACGGATAAAGCAATAGCCTTCTAAGCTATCGACTGTAGGTTCGAGTCCTACCACCCATACGATTTAAAACAATAAACATTATGAAACAATTAAAACCAGGTAAATATCTTTGTCCTGTATGTAAAGGTAAAGGTCGTGTTTATGACCATTTTGCGGGTATCTTTACTTTAGGTATAGCTTATTTGGTACAAGCATCTGATGAAGAATCAAAAGATATTTGCTCTAGATGTAGAGGTAAAGGTTATATAGAAATATAATATGACACAGAAACAACTTAGAGCAGAAATAGAAAAGAACATTCAATTTTGGACTCACAAAGAAACATTGAATGGTAAAGAACAACAATACAAAGCTAATATTGTTGTTAAAGGAGTAAAAGAAGCAGAAGTATTTGTTCTTATATATCCTGAAAACAATAATACCTTTGTTAAATTTAAGACCCAACAAGGTATAGAAAGAGATATTAAGTCTTATGAAGGTACTTACTCTAATCTAGAACACGGTAAGGACTTTGCAATAGATTATGCTGTAAAATACCTAGCAGATAAATACAAGTAATAATACAGGAGTAGTTAAGATTCAATTTCATCGGTTATTGACTTTTCATAAGTTTAGGTGGTTCGAACCCACCATTGAATTAATATTCTCTCCTTTTATACTTAATAAGTATGAGTAATAATATTATAGTTCCCGATAGTAAGAGTTATATGGATGACAAACAAGTACAAGCTATATGTATAGCTTTAGCAAATGGCAGTGTTTTTGAACCTTCTTCTTATCCTAATATGGAGTTTGGTAAAACAGACTATATAAATGAAGATAAAATGGTTTTTACTCCTCAAGCTTTTAAGGATGGTAAACGAAATTTGAGTATTAGTAAAGACAATGTAATCAAAGCTTTAAATCTTCTACTAGATAAGGGTTGGTATTTATTTGAATGCGTAAGTGATGATACTGGAAATAAAGCTTATTTTGTAGATTCAGATATAGTACCTATACCTAAACGTAATTATTCAAACTTCGGTCTTTGTAAAATAGAAAATATTGTTTGGGGCGATAATTTTTACTAGTTATGATAAAAGTTGTTAGAGACACAAGAGTACCTACTAAAGTAGTGGAACTTGATAATTTTGATTTGAAAAATTTCTACAGACTATTTTTAGATGGATATGATTGTCCTTACTATTACAATAGTTATGGTCCAGAGGTTCTAATATTTGATAAAAGTGGCATCCATCCATCTAGAGGTTTAGAAAATCTTTTTAAGGAGTTAAATAACTGAAGTAAAATCTTAGATAAAACTGATAACAAGGAGCCTATGGTAAAGGTAGCTTTACCTATCCTTAGAGCTTTGGTAAATTCAGGACTGAATAACATTACTCTTAGAGGTGAAGTATTTGGTATGGGATTTAGAGGTAGTGGTGTATCTTGTAATCCTTATAAGAATGACCCAGCTAAATTCAAGTTATTCTCTGTAGAGAAATTTGATGACAAGAGAAAGATTTGGGAAAGAGTTACCTTAGAAGAATCTGTAGGTTTAGCCTACTGTCTGAATATAACTTTTGTTCCTTTCATTGGTACTATCAAACCTGCAAGTCTTGAAGATTTAATAAAGGCTTGTAATATGGTATTTGAAAGTCACCAAATTGCTGATAATGTTATTATTGAAGGTGTAGTAATTCGTTCTATGGGTGAAACTAAGTACTCTAGAAAGATACTTAACCCAGAATATGATAGTAAGAAATAATTATGCGTAAACCAAGGTATTATGAAGTACTGCTAGTTTTAGCTTGTACTGCTTTTTATATAAGTAGTTTTGAAGGTTTTGGTGGTTTTGTAGGGGTAGGTCTAGGCTTATTTGTATTTTCTATGGTGAAGTACTTTGAATATATGTCAGAAAGATGAGTACACATAAAGTATTACTGACTATAAGCTTTATCTCCTGTTGTCTAATTTCCTTTAACCCTCGTGGTTATATGCTTCCTATAGCTATTTTCACAGGAATAGCAGGAGTTTATTCGTGGCTTAAAGACGATTCTGATAATTAGGGTAGCAATACCCTAACCTCCTCATAGTTCAACGGATAGAACATCGGTCTTCTAAACCGAGAATTCAGGTTCGAATCCTGATGAGGAGACAATTGCCCTATTTACTGATGCGAAAGAAAGGGGACAAGGCTCTCTTGTTGTTGTGAAACACCTTGAGAGATGAAAGTATAGTGGAATGACCAAGTTTAACTGTAGCAGCGATAGCTACCTATACTTCTAATTAATAATTACACTATGAAGGTAACTATAAATGTGCTTATACCTGATATATTTTTAAGTACTAATAGTCTGAAGAAAATAGAAGATATAGCAGGTATAACTAGATATTGGCTATTTGAATTAGAATCGAAAATAGGACGTATAGATTTTAATTGGTGTGATGCTGGAACTAAGTTAAATCGTTTGATGCATTATTCTATGAATAGAGGTGGATTACTTAGAGACCAAGATTTTGTTTTCTCTTATGATGATGACTATCATACAAAATCTATTAATATTTGGGTTCAACCTTTTGGTTTATCGCCCTATATTTTCAAAGACTCTATTTGTTTCATATTCCTACCTAATATTGATAGGATAATAAGAACTGTTGAGATAACACAATGAATAAATATGCTTAGAATATCAGTATATGTTCCTGTAAAAAAAGGATGAGAATCTCTACAACCAATCTATAATGAAAGCTATAAAATTTGCAGATAGATGGATTAAGCAGAATCATTTTGGTAAGGTTAGAGCGCATAATCGTTACTATACTCCTCTCAGTACTGTTTATGAGAAGTTAAAGAATGAAGAGGGGTTGCCTAGGAAAGATTCTGTAACTGTAGGTTGGGAACGAGCAAATAGATTTGTTATCACAGTACTTATAGGAGTTTGGGACAGAATTAATAGAAGCAGTTTCACTGAACGATATGACCAGTGTGCTGTAGATTTCATTACTGTGCCTGAATTAAAAGAAATAAGAATATCTGCAGTTATTGTATAATATGAGAAAGATTTCTTATATAACCGTATGCGTATCAAATGTCAATAATTTAGAAGCTACATATAAACGTGTATTGAAATATGTCATAGAAAATGCGAAACTCTTTGAATTAGACAATATAGGTCTTAAAATTGCTAAAGAGAATCTTAGAGGTTTCAAATATCATATACGTAATAATGTGACTGCTAGTATAACAAAGAAAGGACCTATTCTCTATAAAATGGGTTTAACCTTTATATGTAATTATTTGGACCGTGTATATATTAATATATATTACGGTAGTACCATTTATAAAGATTTGGAGTATATAGTTTTCATTAATAAAAAATAGTTAATAGTTAGTCTAGAATCTATTGTAAAATTCTAGTCAATAATCTTTAATAATTATGAATAAAAAAGACGAAAGGGCAAAGTTGCTTAGAGATTCCATTGGTAAGATGGCTCGTTCAAAAGAAGCTGTTGTAGAAGCTAATGCTATTCCTGAACCTACTTACAATATGGTAGGTGGTGGTATTGGTTACAAGCTTGAAGATAAGCTTCACCTCCTAACTATCTTGAATACTTATATGCTTCAAGATACCTATTATAAGAGTGCCACAGATTTCCTATCTGAGTTTAGCGAACTCATTTCTAAGATTGCTCTGTCTGACCCTGAATTCGTAGCTAAGGCTATTGTATATTCTCGTTGTCACGCATCAGGTCTTAGAACTATTAATCAGGTAGCTTCTGTACTTGCTTTACCATTCCTTTCAGGAACTAGTTATGCTAAACTTCTTTACAGCTCCTTTGACAAGAAGAATAAGAAGGGTGGTATGATTTATCGCCCTGATGATATGAAGGCTATCCTAGACACTTACAAGACCCTAGGTGGTAAAGGTGTTATGCCTAATTCAATGAAGAAGGCATTTAGGAAAGCTATTGAAGGATTAGACACATATTCCCTTCTCAAGTATAAGAAGGATATTATTGATGTGGCTAATCTTGTACACCCCAACCCAAATAACTCCAATGCAACTGTAGAAGTAGATGGTGAGAAGATTTCTACCATTACAGCTATTATGCGTGGAGCTAAGGTTAGTGCTGATACTTGGGAAGTTGGACTTTCTGATGTTGGTCAGGTTATTAAGGAATTTGAACTCAGTGATGAAGAAAAAGCTGAAGCCCTTAAGCAAGGTAAAAATGCAGTATTTTCTGACTTACTGAAGGAGAATAAGCTTGGTTATCTTGCAGCTATTAGAAACATTAATAACATTGTTAATAATGATTCTAATGGTGAAACAACCAAGATGCTAGCTAATCTAATTAGTGATTCTACAATGATTAGAAAGGCTAAGATTATGCCTCAACAGCTTGCTAATGCCTATCTCTATGGTGATAGAAATGAGCTTATCAGACAGGCTTTAAATAAGGCTATAGAAGGTGCTATGGCTAACTTTAAGGAAGCTATTACAGGTAACGTAGCTGTAGTTCTTGATGTATCAGGTTCTATGGGTGGCGTTAGAAAAGAAGCAGCTTTTATAACTGCTATCCTGTACCAAGCTTTAGGTACTTCTGACCTTTATACTTTTGCCCATTATGCAGATATGGTTAAACCACTGTATTATGATTTTGAGATGCTTTATAAAACTATTCTAGGCTATTTTACAGGAGGTGGTACTAACCTTCAATCAGCACTAGATATGATTAGAAAGAGCGGTAAGAAGTACGATAGAATTATTATTATTAGTGATAACGAAGCCAACCGAGGTAATTGTGTTGATTCTTATAAGAAGTTGATTTCACAAATTAACTCACCTAAGATTTACTCAATTGACCTTGCAGGTTATGGTGAAACATCACTCCCTATACAAGGAAAGATTCGTCTCTATTTCGGTAAGACATTTACAGTGTTTGACGATATGATTAGAGATGAATTTAATCCTACATCTCATATTGAAGAGGTTAGCAAAATTCAATTCTAATTATGCAAGAAGTTTTTGAAGTTGTTAGTATTACAAGGGAAGATTTAGAGTATTTAGGAGTTAAAAATTTTGAACAACTATCTGACACTACAATGCAAAACATAGCAAATGCTATGGCTGATTTATACCTAAATAATGGGTATGCTGAGGACTTGCAATTAGCGTTAGATAAGTATTCAGATTACATTGAAAGATAATATGAAGATTTTAGTTATTGTGTTATGTGCATATCTTATTAGTAAGATGGTATTTGGATGGATAGGTTTTAATGCTTTTAGAAAATGGAATGATGAATAAGCTAATCCAGACTTATACGCTGTGTGCCATAATAGCGTTAATTGTGTTGTTTTGTGGGTAGGAGTATCGATATTAACTGATATTTCTACCCACTTTTATAATATTCTAAGAGTAGTGTAATTCACACACTTTTCTTATCAATATGAAACCTGAAAAGAAAATAAAAAAGTTTAAGGATTATGAATCTTACGATGATGACTATTTCCCAAAGAAGGAAAAGTTCAAGCGTAAGAGGATTAACTATAAAAAGGATTTTGAGTAATGCCTCCTATTCGAATTGAAACAGGCTCACCTAACGATATATCTACTATTGAAAGGTTAGATAAAGGTATTTACCTCTTCCACTCTACAGTACCTAGTTTCTGGGTTAGGTCTAACATTAAGAGTCCTAGATTTAAGGATGCTAGGATTCAAGAGTATGAAATGTTAAACCCTAGTACTCTCAACATAATCAGTAGAGGGTGTGAACTAGAAACTAAGACAAAGCATTTTAAAGTAGATGATATTATATCAATACAAGGTTATCCTTACTACATATTAATATCCCCCAGTTTCAGAAGTAGTGGTGACATCGAAAAGGATGTTACTAAGATTATAGAAACTCGAAAGAAATATGAAGATTATATACAACAACATTATCCCATTCAGAGGATTCATAGCGATTAATCTTTTTGGGGTATTATTTGCAAGAAAGAAACTAAATGCTGTAACAATCAACCACGAAAAGATTCACACGGCACAGATGAAAGAATTAGGTTATATCCTATTCTACATCCTTTACTTGGCTGAATTTATCATTGGCATATTCAGATTTGGCGAAAACTATGAAGCTTATATGAATATCTCATTTGAGAAGGAAGCCTACAAACATCAGTACGATTTAAATTATTTAGAAACGCGTAAACACTATTCACAATGGCGCAGAGATGGACAACGGAAGAAGAACAGCTGATTCTTAAGTATGTAAGACTTAACCCTGGTAACCTCCAGGAAGCATTTAACAAGGCAGCTGAAGAGATTGGAAGAACACCTAGAGGAGTACAAGCACGTTACTATATGAAGCTCAAGAAGTCCGAAGTAGCATTTGCTTTACTCTCTTCTGAAGGAGTTACCATTAACAATAAGTCTGGTAACAATCATAAACCTTCCAAGCTATGGAATTTAATTATTAGAGGCTTGACAAAGCTCTTTAAGTGTAATTCTAATGACTAGAGACGAGTTAAAGAAACTTATCAATAGAGAAATTAAGAACGACACTAAGTCCTATATCCTTAATCTGGCAACAGGTTATGGTAAATCAGCTCTTTCCCTACATATAGTAAATAAGGTTAAGATTCGACAACCTACTATTCTACTACTTGTAGCGGAAAGAGCGCACAAGGACAACTGGAAAGTTGAAATGGATAAGTTCTTAAAGAGAAAGGCTAAAGTTAGGATAGAATGCTATCAATCTTTATCTAAGTTAAAAGGAATGAAGTTTGACTTTGTTATTGCAGACGAAGCTCATCACCTTAACACTAAGGCGAGATTAGATTATTTTAGCCTTATCTCTTTCTCTTACTCTGTCTTTCTATCAGCGACCTACAAGGTTAATTTCAAAAACTATCTGATGGAAAGATATGGTTCTGTAGATTTTTCAGTAGATTTGCAGACAGCAATTGATAACAATACTTTACCAACTCCAAGAATATTGGTACTCAAATCTAAGATACCTACAACAGAAAGGATATATGAGATTAGGATAGGTAGAGTAAATAATCCCCAAGTTATTTATTGTGAGTTCCCTGAGTATAGGAAAAAGAAAATAACATTTCCCTATGCTACCATTATAGCTAAAGCAACATTCAGAGAGTGTTGCAGCTATTATGCAGGACTTAGAGAATATTACAGTAAAGAATTAGCGGAATGTTTCAACAAAGCTACAAAGGATAAGTATTTAAATGCAGTACTGAAAGAGAAAAGATTTCTTGGAAGTAACAAAACCGCCATACTACAGAGTTATGCAGAGAACTTTAGAAAGAAGAATAAGAGGTTCTTAATCTTTGCTACTTCTATAGAACAAGCTCAATCTATCGGTAATGCATTAACCTCCAAGACAAAGAAGCCTAAACAAGTAATTGAAGATTTCAATTCATTTAAGACTAATGAGTTGATTACAGTCAATATGCTTCAGGAAGGTCAGAATCTTGTTAATACGGAGGTTGGATTTATTGCACAGGTTGATTCATCTGATAGGTCTATTATACAGAAAGTAGGTAGACTTCTTAGACATCCTAAACCTACAGTAGTAATACACTATTTTGAAGGGACTATTGAAGAAACATACACGTTAAATGCTATCAATGATAATTTCAGTTCAGACTATGTAGAATTTAAAGAATTAAAACTAGTATGAGTATACTAGAAACACTAAAATCAGTATTACCTAATCACAATATCTCTTTGAAAGAGTTCTTCTATTTAGGTACACTATTTTACCCAGCATCAGAAGAAGAAAAGGCTCGTATCTTAACTAAGAATAACATTCCCAAAAGGGGTGATGAGCCTAGGGTATTCCCAATTCACACTAAAAAGTTTATGTCTATCATTAGTGAAGCTGAAGTTTTGGATAGTTCAGATTTGAAGAAACTTGCTGCAGAACTGAAGGAGATTTACCCTAAAGGAAAGAAACCTAATACTTCTTATTATTGGGCAGAAGGTGGAGCCTTAATTGAAGCTCGTCTAAAACTATTCTTTAGAAAGTTTGGTTATTATGACCCAGAGGAGATTATTGATGCTACCAAGAGATATGTAGATTCATTCAATGGTGATTATGCTTATATGCGCACATTGAAGTACTTCATATTTAAAGATGTTAAGAGTGATGAGGGGATTGAAAAATCCTCAGATTTACTCAATTTCATAGAAAACAAAAACGAAATAACCCAAGATAATTGGGATAATGTAGAATTATGCTAAACAAGAATTTCAACAAAATTTTCAAGCTCCACTTCGTAGATAAGAAGTATGTTGTAAACAAGGAAGAAGGGGTAGTAGTTTGTATTATGAAAGTCCAGCGACGAATTATGGACCGAAATAGATGGTACGATACTTATATTGACCGATTTTTCAATACAAGCAAAGACTTTACCTATGTAGGTGTAGCTAAGTGCCATAAGGATGATACCTTTGATGAACAAAAGGGTAAGTATATTGCTGAATCTAAGGCTAAGTGCAAGATGTACTCAGATGTAGAGGTAGTACTTAAGAGAGCTTTCAATGAACTTAGAAGTCTCACCGATGATGTAGTAGCTCATATTAATCTTTATAATGCTTATAAGGATAGAGAGCTTGCACACATTGATGATGTAGCACACCGATAATGGCAAAATCCTTAATAGATAGAACCTTAGAACAACTTAGGAAGAGAAGGAAAGCAATTTCTGAAGGGAAAATTAATTCTCTTTCAAGTCCATTTCATAGGTATAAAGACTATCTTACAGGGGTTGAACAAGATACTTATTATATTGTAACAGGATATAGTGGTGGTGGTAAATCACAATTCAGTTACTTCTTCTTTGTATTTGAGCCTATTTTGTATTTATATTACAATAGGGCAAAATACCCAAATTTGAAGTACACTATATTCTGTATGCCTTTGGAAGAAACTCCAGAGAGAATTACTCAAAGATTTATTAGTTACTTACTGTTTAAACAATATAATGGTAAGTACCTGATTTCTCCTAAGAACCTTAGAAGTTCTGACAATGATAATCCAGCACCACAAGAGATTATGGATGTGATTGACACTGTCGAATTTCGCTCTATTCTAGATTTCTTTGAGAGTTGTATCAACTTCGTAGTAGATGTTACACCTAATCAGTTTTATGAGAAGGTGAAAGCTTATTGCGAATCAGTTGGTACTACTCATTACAAGGAGGTCAAAGTAACCAATGAGTTAGGGGAAGAAGAAGTTGTACAAGAGTTTAACTATTATGTTCCTGAAAACGACCAAGAGTATATTATTGCTCTGGTGGACCATATTAGTTTATTACCATATAGGGGTACTCTAAAAGAAGCTATAGATGCTTTTTCTACTAATATGGTGAAACTTAGAAACAGGTATCACGTTTCTCCTGTAATTATTCAACAGCAAAGTGCTTCTAATGAGTCTTTAGATGCTTTCAAACAAGAAAGGTCTAAGCCAGAAAGAGCTAACCTTGCTGACTCAAAATACACAGGTAGAGATGCTAATATCATTATTTCAGTGTATAACCCATTTGGTCATAACCTAAAGAGTTATGCAGGTTATGATTTAACTGTGCTTAAAAGTGCAGCCCGATTCATTGAGTTACTTAAGAATAGAGATGGTCCTGAGAATTTAACAGTAGGTTTACTGTTCAATGGTGCGTGCGCTCATTTTAAAGAGCTAGCTAAACCAACAGAAGCTGTAAGATTAGCCGAAGATACCAACAAGGCTAAGGAATATGAGGAAAGAAGCCGTAACCTCATTTATATTAAAGAAGAAAAAGAAGGTTCTATAACAGATTTATTTTAATGGCAACCGTAGTTATATTAATGGGTAATACTGGTACTGGTAAAAGTAGAGCAATCAGTACATTAAACCCAGAAGAGACATTTATAGTTAATGTCTGTAAAAAGCCTCTACCATTCAAGGGTTCTAGAGCTAAGTACTCTCTAGAGAAAAAGAACTTCCTTGAAGCAGATGAAAAGACAGGCGTAAAGGATAATGATGGTAATATTACATTGTCTGCAGATGTAGTATTGCAAGTACTTAATAGAGTTAATGAGGCTTATCCCCACGTTAAAACTATTGTGATTGATGATGCAATGTACCTACTTAAGTATAAATACATTGACCTCTCTAGAAGTGGTGGTTTTCAGAAGTTTGTAGACTTTACTATTGACTTTAAGAGACTACTACTTAAGTGTCAGAATCTTAGAGATGATATTATTGTCTATTTGAATCTACACCCAGCTAGAGTTGAATCTGATGGTAGAACTGTCACTTATGAAGCATCAGTGCCAGGTAAGATGATTAATACTACCATTAATCCTTTAGAGAATACTACTATTGTACTCTTCTCTGAGCCTAAGTTTGACATTAATGGTAAGCCAGAGTATGGTTTCTATACTCAATCTACTATGTTGGATGGTGTTATCATTCCTGCCAAATCACCTGAAGGAATGTTTGATAGTGAGTTTATCCCTAATGATTTAGCTGCTATCAACGAATCTATAAACAACTATTTACAAAACGAAAACGACAATGACTAGTGTAAAACTGACTAAGACAGAAATCGCTGTAGTTAAGGGTATTAATTCAAGCCTTAACCCACTGCGTAAGAAGGTAGGTAAGCTGGATGAAAAGATTAAGGAACTCCAAGAAGAACGTGATGGTTATCTAGCACAGATTGATGCTATTGAAGAACCTATCCGTAGAACTACAGGAGGTCTTTCACCACAGGAATTTCTTGATAGTCTTGAAATGACTGAAACTGTAGAAGCTGTTGCAGAGAATGCCGTTTCTACAGAAGTACTAGATGAAGTTGAATTTTAATTTATAACGTTATATTATGGTTTTAGGAGAAATTAATGAAGTAAAAGAAGGCTCATTTAAGCTTTATTGGGGTGTAGCCCCTGTTACTGTACTTGCAGTAAATCCAACCAAGGCTGAACTTAGTAAGATTTTTGGTAAGGAACCTGAAAAGGAACCTGTTTATTATTCTCAGGTTGAGGTAGAGGAAAATGGTCAGAAGAAGAAGAAGGACCGTAGCCGTATTGAGTTCATTGTTCGTAATGAAGAACTCAATCTTACCTCTCGTATGTCTTTCTTCCTTGAAGATAGCTACCTTACTACACGTGAAGGTAAGTATGGTGTTATTGATAACTTTGGTAATACAGCTTGGGTAACTCCTGAAGAATACAAGGCTAAGGCTATTCCTCTTTCTAAGGATAACAAGCCACTTCGTATTGCAAATGATTACCGTCTTGAAAAGAGAGGTGAATCTGAACTTATCCTCTTTATTCGTAACCTCCTTGGTATTAAGAATTCCCACACTTATGTAAATGAGCAGTGGGTTCTTCAGGCTGACCCTTCAAAGTACTTCTGTTATTTTGAAAAGCTTGATGATATTCTCAAGGGTAAGGTAGATGAGATTCGTAAGATTATCGCTATTGCTCAGGGTAAGAAGGTTAAGGTACTCCTTGGTGTTAGATTTGATGAAGGTCGTACTTTCCAGACTGTCTATGAACGATTCACTGCTAAGGTTAGTATGAATCCCGTAGAGAAGGTAGTTAATGGAGCAAAGGTTCTTATCTATGATAAGTTTGAAGAACATATTACTCGCCGTCAAAGTTCTGGTGCATTAGGTAACTTCCTCTTCTCATTTGAGGATGTTTCAGAGTATAAGCCTGAACCAACTAAGTTCACTAACTCCTCAAGTACTACCACTAGCACTCCCGAACCTGCAGCACCAACTATTAATGCAGACGACCTGCCTTTCTAAATGATTATCGGAGAAGTTCATACATTAGCAGACCCTAAAGAAAGGGAAAAGATTCTAAGTATTTATGATGAAGAATCTATACTGAAATCCTATATAAATATAGACAGTATTCCCTGTCTTATTCATTCACCTCTGCGGGAAGATTCTAAGCCGTCTTTCTCTTTCTTTTACTTAAGGGGAGATTTGATATACAAGGATTTTTCTACAGGGGAGTCTGGTAATGTATGGACTTTTCTAACTAAATACACAAAGAAATCCCTTCCAGAGTTGTATAAGGATATACTAGAAAGGAAACCTAAGAAAGCTGAAATCAAAACTTTAGTCAAGCCTACTATAGAAGTAGAAGCAAGACCTTTTAATAGTGATGATTTGGCTTATTGGGATTCTTATGGTATATCTGAATCGACTCTAAAGAAAGGGAATGTTCACGCAATAAGAAATATAATACTAAATAGAGAAGGGAATAGAGCTACTTATCCTGCTGAAAAACTTGCTTATGTCTATGTAGAATTTGTAGACAACAAACAAGTATTAAAGGTTTATCAACCTCAAGGTAAGATGAAATGGTTAAGCAATTTTACTCACGAAATTATAGACTTGTATAGTATATTACCAGAAAGTGGAGATAATCTTATTATTACATCATCAAGAAAAGATGCTCTCACTTTAATGGAGAATTGTGATATACCAGCTATATGTTTTAACTCTGAAACCACTCTACCTAATTACAATATAATGGTAGAGCTGAATGAAAGGTTTAAAAATGTATACGTCTTATATGACAACGACTATGATAAATCTGTAAACATTGGTGAGCTATCAGCTAACCTCCTTATTAGCAGATACCCTTGGTTAAAAAGGCTTACCATACCAACAGAATATGAAGCAAAAGACCCTTCAGATTTAGTATTAAAATACAACAGAAATACTTTAACAACTTTAATTAAAAAACAATTATGACTATTAAGTTTAAGCACGACTCAGCTATTAAGATGATGGAAGTATCTGGTGATTTCAACACTTTCGCAGACTTCCAGTCAGCAGTACAGGACCTTGGTTATCAGACGGAGAACTTTACTCTGTATGAACCTAATTCAGGTACTTACTATAAAGCAACCGATGCTATCCCCAACAGTGAAAACCTTAAGATTTTTATGACGCTTAAGTCTAAGAAGGTTAATTCTGGTGTATTTACTCGTCCTGAGTGTTATGCTAAGATTAACGAATATAGTCTTCGTGAAGCTATCCGTACTCGTTATGGTAAGCCTTACTCTTCTGTTTCTACCGTAGAGCTTAACAGCTTCCTTCAGGCACATCTTGAAGGTGTAAATGAAACGATTCGTGAAGCAGAAACTACTCGTTCTGGTAACTGTTCTACATTTGAAGCAGAAGTCCTCAACCGCCTTTCTCGCATTGAAGAAAAGGTAAATGCTATTGCAGAAAACTCAGAATTCCTGCAGTTCCAGCGTACTGAAAACATTTAGTATTGAGTATAATTAATTAAAATTAGGCACCACTCTTAAGGATAATCTTTTGGGTGGTGCCTTTTTTCTACAATATGGATATAAAAGCAATATTACGAGATAAACTTATAGCTAGGTATGGGGAAGATAATGTAGGTTATTTCCATATTATGGGTACAGAATATACTTATCTAGGAGTTTATTTTGACACACTTACCATTACAAGAAGTCGTGGTGGCGATACTCATGATATTAGAGGTATATGTTTTGGGTTTCCTATAGACAATAATTTTATTAGCGTAGTATGTGCTAGACATCTCTATACTAGTAGTGAACTTAGAGAAGTGTATGTTCATTCACACGTTCCTACATTAGGTGGTAGTCATCATTATAAAAGTTTTTGCTTAGGCACATCTCCATATAGAGTAATAGCTCAAAACATTCAAGATATTGTTAATGGTGATACTACTGTAACTCTAGGAGAAAGTGAAACTTTAGAATCTGTAATCTCAGATAATATAGAATCATTAGTAGTAGCCTTTGACCAAATGATTCGTACAGAATCTTATGATGGAGGTCCTTACATATCAATTAATAAACTTTCTCGTAGAGAAACTTCTCAATCATCCTACCTAAACAGGATGAACATATATATAGACCATCTTAAATTTCCTGGTGATAGTCCAATGGCTTCTAGTATTAGTATAGAAGAAGATAAGCTAATAAAGGAAGCTCCAGAAGAAAGTCTAACAGACCCTATATCTTTCTTAAAGTATTTAGAAGCTAGTGGTATTTTTGGTACTACTACCCAAAAAGATTACTTATACAGATTTGGTGAATTCGGTCCTGAATGTAGACAAACAAGTTCAGGAGGTAGTATAGAGAATATAAGATACACCAAAGATTTCATATTTAAAGATGAAGTCAAGGCTGTAAAAATCCTTGATATGGTAACAGATAATGATAATGGTGATTGGGTTGAATCTAATTTAAATTCCAGAGTACTAATGGAATTCTACACACTAGCATTATTAAACAAAAAGATTAACGAAAAAAATGAACACAAACTTTAAACCAAAGCTATATATAGACCATATTGTAGAATCTAAGATTAGATACCTTGCTAATAAGTATCCTTCTAATGAATGGTCAGGTATTTTATTTGTAGAATATAACGGTAATTTTGATGATGAATCTCTTTCTATTACAGCAAAGGATTTGTATGTAATGGATATTGGTAGTTCAGGCTTTACTACTTTTGATAGTAGAAATGCAGAATACTTTAGCTATGCTGTTAAGAACAACCTTGATGAGACTTGTGACTTTAGTCTTATTCATTCTCACCATAATATGAAGGCTTTCTTCTCGGGTACAGACTCTGCAGAACTCAATGCTACAGGTAAGACTAGAGATGTATATGTATCTCTTATTGTTAATAATGATGGCGCATATGTAGCTAAGATTACCCGTAGAGTTCAGAAGAAGGCTAATGTAGAATGGACTGTATCTTACAGTGACCTATCAGGTAATAAGACTATTACAAAGTCTGAGGAAGTAAATAACATTGAGCTTGAGATTTATGATTGTGAAATTGTAAGTGGAGCTTATAATAGTGTTGTGGGAGTTTTAGAAGAACAGATTAAGAAGGCATCTAAGTCTGGGACTAAGGAACTCCAACTCACAAAAGCTTATCCTCAGAGTGGTATAACTTTCCTAACTAAAACTACCCCTACAGTCAATAGGACTACACCTAAAAGTACTTACGTGCCTAAGCCATCAACCTTTAAAGTAGCTGAAGTACTACCTTTCGAAGAGGAAGCTGATGATATTTTCAAATATATGGATGAAGGGAATACTAAGGTGGTAGATTCTATTGAAGATGATGCAATGGTCATTCTAGATGAGATTGCAACTAATGTACTACTAGATGTTTTAGATACAGAGTATGATGATTTAGATGAAGCAGCTCTCAATCTACCCCCTTATATGAAATTCTCTGACAAGCTTAATGTTAAAAATATGACTGATAAGCTTAACAAGAGTATCGATACCTTCTATGATGAAGAGTATTGCAAACAATATGGAGTAGATAGAGAAGATGTTGTAGCTATTATTGGAGAAATAGCAGAAAGCTTTATTAAATCTCCAGCAACTAATTTTGCAGTTTTCAGACTTATTAAATTTATTGCAAATGGAATACTTAACGGAGGAAACTCTACACGAATCTAGAATTAGATTTTCAGGTGCACCTTGGTTTGATTTAGCTAATAATAGAACGATTAATATTTACGGTGCAGGAGGTATTGGTAGCCACGCTAGTTTGGGTATCTCTAAGATGTTTCAATCTTCCACATTCAGACTCTTTGATTTTGATAGTGTATCTCTTTCTAATCTTGGTGGGCAGTTATTCTCACCAGACCAGTTAGGTATGAGAAAGGTTGATGCTGTTAGAGATAATCTACAAGGTTTTAGCTTAGATAATACTAATGCTTACGTAACTTATGGTGAAGATGCTTTTGACCCTTCAGATATTACTCTTACAGCTCTTGATAGTATGAGAGCTAGAAAGAGTATATTTGAGAATGTCAGAAAGAAAAATAGAGGTACTAAGCATTTATTCATAGATGCTAGAATGTCTGCAGATACCATACAGATTATAGCATTTAGATTTGATGAAGCTGCTAAGATTAGAAAATACAAGAAGGAGTATCTGTTTGATGACTCAGAAGCTACTAACGTTGTTTGTAGTTATAAGCAAACCTTCTTTATGGGTCAGATGCTTTCTGGTTATATCTGCGCTATTATTGCTAATTACCTTACGCATCTTTCAGAGGATTTGTTTCCTCAAGAGGTTCCATTCTTCACTGAATTCTCTTCACCATTAATGACATATACAAGTGTTAAGATATAAGTTAAAGCAACCTGTATTCTACGACTTTGAAAAGAATAACTTTCAAATATATGAATGTAATCGTACCTTCAAAGAAGTAGAATTAAAGACTCCTGCTTTATTCGGATATATTTATGGGTTGATGGATATAGTTAAGTATAAAGGTGTTTGCTATAATCTGACTTATATATCAGATAGAGAAAATACTCTTGGCTACATCTTCATAAATGGTAATTTAGCTATAGTTCACACACCTAATCTTATTCGAAAAAGTAAGGCTGTTGTAGAGCATAATAAAAATTATAGTACATTTGTAGACTATTTCATCAAGAACTTGCTCAAGTATAAGTATTCTTATGGTGAGCCAGAAATAATGGAAGTAGATACGTTGAAGAAAACTGCAATTTTAATTAATGTTCCTGTGATATGGGAGAAAACAAAAAGATTAAAAACGCGGAAACCTCAACCTACAACAACATCAAATTCCGTTCAAAGTTAGAAGAAAGAGTTTACAGATATTTGACAGATAGGTTGAATGTTGGTATAGATTATGAGAAGCATACTTATGATATTATACCAGCATTCATTCCTACTGTCTTTTTTTACTCTCCTTTTGTTAAGTCTGTGGATAAGGTACGAAAGATTACCTATACCCCAGACTTAACATTTGACTACAAGGGATTCTTTGTTATTGTAGAATGTAAAGGTTTCCCAAATGATTCTTATCCGCTCAAAAGAAAGCTATTTAGATATAGGTTAGAGCAGGAAGAAGACAGAGATAAGATTTTATTTTTTGAGGTTAAGAGTGTTAGAGATTGTGATAACTTAATAAACATATTGAATGAAAAAACTAAGTGAATTAGCTTGGGATGTACCAGAGAATGTCTATAGAGAAGATAAAGCTTTATCCTACTCCAATATATCAAGGTTTGATAGAGAGGGGTTTAATGCTTTAGCAACTCTATTTGATAAAATCTCTTCCCCTTCTCTTACTTTCGGCTCACTTGTTGATACACTACTTACTGAAACGGAAGAAGTATTTAAGCAGACTTATGCTGTAGTAAATATACCTTCTGTTACAGACCAAGTACAGAATGTATTAGAGGAGATATTCAAGGTAACAGGGGAAGAAGATTTAAATAAGGTAGATGATGCTATCATTCACAGTTGTTGCAAAAAATGCAACTACTATATAGATGATAAGTGGGCTAATAAGAGAAAGAAAGAAGTACTAGCAGGAGCTGGTTACTACAGAATTATAGCTGTTTATAAGGATAAGAAGGTAATATCTCCAGACCTATATAAGAAGGCTTTAGATTGTAAAAAAGCTCTAATTGGTAACCCCAATACTGCCAAGTATTTCCTACCTGATGTATTTGGAGATTATGAGAATTACTATCAGCTAAAGTTTAAAGGTAGCTACAAGGGTGTTAATCTTAGATGTATGGTAGACTGTTTACACGTAGACCATAAGGCTAAGACTATTACACCTGTTGATTTAAAGACTACCTCTAAACCTGAATATAATTTCCCACAATCTTTTATTACATATCGTTATGCTATTCAAGCTCAGCTTTATTGGACTTTAATTAGAGCTGTACTTAATAGAGATGAAGAGTATAAGGATTATGAGCTATTAGACTATAAGTTTATAGTTGTAAACAAGGAAACTTTAAACCCTCTTGTTTGGGAGTTTAATCAAACTCAAAGAACGGATGGTTATACTTTAGGTGATGAAACGTTTAGAGGTTGGAGAGAAATTGTTGTAGAATTAAATGATTATCTTACTCTGAACAAACATCAACCTGATTGGGTTAAACCCATAAACATTATTGAAGATTTCTTTAAAAAAGAATAGTATGAAAAAGGGAGATATTAAACCTTCTTGTGAGGTTTGGCATACTAGTATGGAGATTGCTACATTAGCAGCCGAGATATTGAATATTATAGATGATACGGAACTTCAAATCATTAAGAGAAGGAGAAAAGCACTCAGAGAAATCCGTGATAGGGCTAATGTTATAATGGGTAAGACTGATGCTTTAAGAAATATATCTTCTAAAAACGATACCCTATGATGTTTAAAATTATTGTTTCAGTATGCCTGATTTTAATAGCAGGCTATCTGCACGAAATTATGCAATACCTTGATAATATATCGAGGAAATAATTATTAACTAACTTATTAAAGATGACTCCTAGTAAACAAGCTTTATCAGATTATGTCTTCCAAAGTAAGTATTCTCTTTATATACCACATTTAAAGAGAAAGGAAACTTGGGAAGAGAGTGTAGACAGAATTAAACAGATGCACCTAACTCAGATTGAGAAGGTTGCACCACAGGCATTGGAGAATGAATGGTTTATGGAGAAATTCAATGAAGCTATTCAGTTTTATAAGGATAAGAAACTAGTAGGTTCACAAAGAAACCTTCAGTTTGGTGGAGAACCAGTCCTTAAGACTAATGCTAAATCCTATAACTGCAGTTACACTCATTTAGATAGACTAAGAGCTTTCAAGGAAACAGCTTGGATGCTTTTATGTGGTTGTGGTGTAGGTTTATCTGTAGAGCAAATGCATATAGATAAGCTACCTAACCTACTAACAAAGGATAAGATAAATACACTTAGAGAGCCTTTCCTTGTAGATGATTCTATTGAAGGTTGGGCTGAAGCTTTTGAAGCGTTAATCTATCATTATTTCTATGAGGATTACCCAATACCTGAATTTGATTTCAGTGCTATTAGACCATCAGGTGCTTTAATTGCTAATAGATTTGTAGCCCCAGGACCTGAAGGTTTAAAGAAGAGTTTACAGCTTATTGATAAGCTACTCACAAAGGCTATAAGTAACAATCAAACAAGACTTACAGCACTACAATGTACAGATGTTATTTCATTTATTGCTGAATCTGTATTATCAGGTGGTGTAAGACGCTCGGCTTGTATCATTCTCTTTACTCCCGAAGATGAAGAGATGGTAAATTGTAAGACTGGTGATTGGTTTACTGAAAACCCACAGAGAGCTAGATTTAATATGTCTGCAGCTCTTACAAGAGATAAGGTTTCTTACGATACCTTCTCAGGTCTTTTTGAAGCGATGCGGAGGTCAGGTGACCCAGGACTTTATTTTAGGGAAGTAGATGGGGCAGGGTGTAACCCCTGTTGTGAGATTGGATTTTACCCTATAGATAAGAATGGTGCAACAGGATGGCAAGTATGTAATCTTGTTTCTATCAATGGTTTGGAATGTTCTAATGTTACTGATTTTTATAAGTATTGTGAAGCAGCTTCAACACTAGCTACCGTACAAGCTATTTATAACTCATTCCCATTCTTAGGTGAAGCCACGGAAAACATTATTAAGGATGACCCTCTTATTGGTGTCTCTATTGGTGGTATTATGAATAACCCACAAGTTTTATTAGATAGAGGTACACTAAGAGCAGGTGCTAATATAGTTAAGAGTCAGAATGAAAAGGTAGCAAGAGTTCTAGGTATTAATCCAGCTAGCAGAACTACTTGTGTTAAACCAGATGGTACCGTTAGTTTATTGTTAGGTATGACTTCTGGTATTCACGGAGCTTATGCTAGAAAGTATCTCAGAAGTGTGGAAGCTAATATAGAGGAACCTAATCTAAAGGCTTATGAAGAAGCAAATCCACAAGCTGTACAAATTAATATATTTAAACCTACTACAGACAAGAAGATTTTCTTCCCTATAGAAGAAGATAATGAAACTGTACTAAGAGAAAAACTACACGGTATTAATCTATTAGAAGCTGTTAAGTTAGTCCAGCAAAGTTGGGTTAAGGAAGGAGCTAGAGATTACAACCAATCTGTTCACAATAATGTATCAAATACAGTGGATGTATATGATGGTGAATGGGATGAAGTTAAGAAATGGGTATGGGATAATAAATCTTATGTCTCAGGTATATCATTCTTATCTTCTTATGGTGATATTGATTTACCACAGGCACCTATGTGTAAGGTAAATACAATAGAAGAATTAATGGAATATGGGGAAGGTGCTTTATTTGCATCTGGTCTCATTACTGATATTCTCAAGGTATACAATGACCTTTGGACTGCTTGTGAAGTAGTACAAGGTAGAGGTGAAAAGATATTTATTACCCCAGATATGGTTACCGAGAATATGAAGAAGGAAGGAGTCGGTTATACTCAGGAGGAAATACAAAAGATTATGGCTAACCTAGAACTTAAGCTCTTTGATAGAGTTAAGGGTTTATCACAGAAGCGTGATATTATTCGTAGAATAAATAAGTTTGCCAATAATTATTTTGGTGGGGATGTTTATAAGGCTATAAATGTTCTCAAGAGAGTTAATAACATTCACTACTTCAAGGAACTTCAGCGCACCTATACTCCTATTAATTGGGATAAGGTGGAATTTGAGAAGGAACAATTCAATAATGCAAATGAATTAGGTGCTATGTCTTGTTCTGGAGGTTCTTGTGAGATAAAATAATCTGGGTGTTATATTGCACCCCTAACATACTATATGATTAAAAAATCAATTTATAAAATGCAGCCATTTAATGGCTCTATATACTTTTATTATGGTGACTTTGAAGACTTCCTAAGAGAAATACACGGAAAGATAGATGAAGTAGAGGAGGCTAGTATCAAGACAAAAGGATTTGATAATTCTCTTGGTCTAACTACCTACAGTGGTAATAGCAGTTACATATTTATAAGTAGAGAACATAATACTAATCTACATATCCTTCTAGGTTCTATCGTACACGAAATAATGCACGCTATATTTCACACATTAGATTGTGCAGGATATAACTACAATACAGAGGGTCAAGAATTATATTGTTATTATCACAACAGTGTATTAGAATCGGTATTAAATCAGTTAGATTTAATTAATACTCACACTAAATATATTGAAGAAAATAAATGAAGATACAAGTAAAACTGAGGGATAAAGAATTCCCAATTCAGATTATAGATAAGGGTGATTGGATTGACCTTTATGTTACGGAGGATGTAACTATTGAAAAGGAGAAGAATGAATCATACCCCAAGCTGTCTATACTACCACTTAATGTAGCAATGAAGTTACCCGAAGGCTATGAAGCTATTGTAGTACCTCGTAGTTCTACATATAAGCATTTCGGTATTACCTGTGCTAATTCATTTGGTGTTATTGATAATTCTTATTGTGGTAACGAAGATTATTGGGGATTTCCAGCCCTTGCTTATAGAAAGACTACTATTAAGAAGGGTGATAGAATATGCCAATTTAGAATTCAACTCTCACAAAAGGCTACTATGTGGCAAAGAATAAAGTGGCTATTTGATAGTAAGATTGAATTCGAATATACCGATAACCTATCTTCAGAAAGTAGAGGTGGTTTTGGAACAACAGGTAAGAATTAGTTTTGATAAACTATTTTATACTGGTGTACCAATAATTACAGTTAAATCTGATATAGGAGAACTTAATTTGTTAGTAGATTCTGGAGCCTCTCTGAATGTTTTAGATTTACAATTCTTAGATGATGCTGATGCAAAATTTGATTGTGAATGTAAAGGATTTGGAGGGGCTACTAGTCTCTCCGAAATGTATAATCTGGATATAACTTTAGAAGGAAAAGAAGTAACTATACAAACACAGTTTGCTGATTTGTCTAACATAAAAAGTTACTTTACAGATTTAACTATACACGGTATATTAGGTTCAAGGTTCTTAGTTAGCAATAACGCTATAATAGATTACAATGATATGGTTCTTATACTATGATTTACTTAGTAACGCAACAAGCAGAGTTGTTTGAAACTTCTAACTATAAGATTATAAGTATAGAGGAATCTTTACAAATGCTATCTAAAGCTAACCTTCTACAATATGACTCAGAAACTACAGGTTTAGACCCACATATCTGCCAGCTAAGATTAATTCAGTTCGGTTCTGATAAATACGATTTTCAGATGGTTGTTGATGTGGAGTCTGTACCTGTATTCTATTATAAAGAGATATTAGAAACAAAAACCCTTATAGGACATAACCTAAAGTTTGACCTTAAGTTTTTGTATTCTGTTGGGATTATACCTAGAAAGGTATATGACACTATGATTATGGAGCAACTTGTATATTTAGGACATAAATATGAAGGAGGTTATTTCTCTTTGAAGAATACTCTATGGAGAAGGTTGAGTATCTCTATGAGTAAAGAGGTTAGAGAGACTATCACAACAGCAAGATTGAATGACTCTATTATTATATATTCAGCTAATGATGTATTGTATATAGAGAAATTAGCATCATCTATTAAAAAGGATTTAGAAGATAAAGGTCTATTAACAGCTTGTCAATTCGAATGTGATACTGTTCCTGTAATGGCTTATTTAGAATGGTGTGGTATTAAGTTGGATGAGAATAAATGGCGAGCTAAGATGGATAATGATTTAATCAGATTAAATAATGCTACCAAAGCATTAAATGAATTTGTAGAATCTAATCCATTGTATGAGAGCTATACAGAAACTCCTAAGTATTATGATTTATTTGAAGAAGTAGATTTCTCACCTAAGTGTAATATCAATTGGAAATCATCTAAACAAGTGATTCCTTTTGTTAAAGGTTTAGGGTTTGAAACTCTTGTTTATGATAGAAAGGCTAGACGATTAAAGGATAGTGTAGAATCTAAAGTTCTCTCAACACAGAAAGGAATTAATGATGTCTTTTTAAAACTATACCTTGAGTTTAAAGGAGCTGATAAAGTAGTAGATTCTTTCGGTCAAGTATTCATAGATTCCATTAACCCTATTACAGGAAGGTTACATACTGATTATCATCAATTAGGTACAGCTTCAGGTAGAATGTCTTGTGGTGGTAGTGATAATAGTGATATAGCTTTATATAAGAAATTACCTAAAGGTTCTTGTAAAAATCTAAACCATCAACAGTTACCTAGTGACCACGAAACTCGTTCAAGTTTTATGTCAGAAAAAGGTAACTTATTTTGCTCTTGTGACTACAGTGCTTAACTAACACTCACATTAATTTGCTAATGCAACATAATCTTTGTAAATTTGTATATATTAATACATTGCAAAGATGAAATTTGAAAAAGAAAAAGAAGATTCTATAGTAAAAGACTATTTAGATGGTCTTAATACAGTAGAAATAGCCAAGAAATGGAATACTTATAACACTAGTATACGTAGAGTTTTAATACGAAGAGGAATTAAAACACGAAGCACTAAAGAAATAAGTATTACTCATCCAAATCCCTTTAAAGATAATGATGAGTATTCAGAATATTTCTTAGGTTTACTATTAACAGATGGGTATATTTTTAGAAGTAAGATTCATAATTCTCAAAGTGTGACTCTATCATTAAAAGATGAGGAGTTAGTTGAGAAATTTAGAGATTTTATTTGTCCTAAAAACAAAGTAAGTAAAGTACTTCAAAAGAAGTATGGTACTTATATGTATTCATCTTCAATTAGAAATTCTGAGATAGTATCTTGGCTAGATACTAAAGGTAATTTTGTTAATAAATCTTATGATTGTGATATATACATACCTATAACTCCTCATATATTAAGAGGGATATTTGACGGAGATGGGTATTGGCATAAAGCTAATAACGGCAATACTTGGAATTGGGGTGTATGTGGAAAATCAAAAAAATTTTTAATAAAAATACAAGAGTATCTTCAAAGTAATGACATAAGTTCTACAATTAGAATCTCTAAAAGGGATTTAGGTGATATGTATTACTTAGAAATCTATAAACAAATAGATGTTGCGAAAGTTGCAAATTTAATGTACAAAGATGCTAGTATTTATTTAGAACGTAAATACTCAATTGGGTACCTCTTTGGGGAAACTCTTAGAGAAAAATTGTCGAAATTCAGGGAAAGAGAGGGCAACTCCAATCCTGAGCCAAGCTTTAATAAATCTAACAAATTAATAGATAAAACTAATGGTAGATTTATTTTAGAAGGTGCAGAGACTATAATGACACACCTAAGTTATTTAGATAATAATATGGTGAAGGGATAGTCCACCGTGAGTGCGGTGCTAGAAAGTCGTCTGGGTGCCGATATTTACGATGAAAAAGCTATGTTAAAAGAGTATATTGAAGGCTCTGGAGATATACATAGTTTGGCTGCAAAAGGTTGTTTCCCAGATGAATTAGCAGGAGTAGAAGTAAAAGATGTTAAGAAGGTTAGACCAGATTTAAGAAAGAAAGCTAAGGCACCAGAGTTTGACTGCAGACTCCTTGCATAGAAATATGTAAGTAAAATCCCAAATAACGGCGAAGGTTAATACTAACACCGTGATGGTACTTTTTAGTACCTTCCTAGAGACTACTAATGGGAATCTAAGTATAATCAGTTGTAAGGTTATATATGATTAAGGAATAGTCCATTTTAAAAATGATTATAGATATTATGAAAGATAAGTATTGTGTTCAATGTGGTAGAAAGCATAATAGAGAGGGTGATTTGTGTAGAAAACACGAATGGCAATTAATAAAGTTTGGAGAATTTAAGGATAGTAACCCTAGAAATAAATTCGACAAAAATGCTTATACTATAGAAGGAGATGTTGTTAAAGTAGAATTATACTCATATCCTACTTGGGATGTATCAGGTTATTTTACTGCTAGTTTAGAAGACCTAGAGTTAATAAGGAGTTATAAATGGTCCTTAACTTCTACTGGGTATGTTAGAACTTGCATTAATGGAACTTTTGTTACTTTGCATCACCTAATAATGGGTAAAAGATTAGGTGCTACTGTAGACCATATTGATAGAAATCCTCTTAATAATACTAGAGGAAACTTTAGAATAATAAGTCAAGGTAGTAACAATGCAAATAGAGACCCTTACAATAAACTAGGAGTTAAAGGAGTTGAACAGCATAAATCAGGTAAATATTCAGCTTACTTTTTTGTAGCTAGAAAGAAGTATTATTCAGGGGTGTTAAACACCATAGAAGAAGCTTCATTTGCTAGATACATATTAGAGCAGATGTTTTCACCTGTACCTATAACACCAAGTAACTCTGATTTACACAATACTTTAACAGTAGAACAGAAAGAAAATATAATATCTAAACTTAGAAATCACTACAATAAATAGTGCTTGTCAATTTGGAGGTGGTGCACACGCCATCTCCCAGTCTTTAGCTATACCTGTAGAAGAAGCTCAAGTAATTGAAGATAACTTCTACAACACTTTCTCAGGTCTAAAAGAGTTTAAGATTCAAGGTGGTAAATTTGTTAGGAAAAATGGTTATATAATTATGTGTCATACTACAGGGCATAAAATGTTCTGGCAAGGCTTTGATGAATGGAAAGAAAGAGAAGCTAGATACCGAGAAGATAAATCATTCTGGGATGAATATAGAAAGATAAAGGAATCTAACCCAGAACACCCCTTAGTATTGGAGGTTAAAAGACACTTTGCTGAAGTATCAAAACAAGAAAGATTAGCTCTTAATGCCCCTACTCAAGGTAGTGGTGCTATCATTATTAAGGAAGCTGCAACAAGATTATATAATTGGATTCTTGATAATAATTACTTCAATAAAGTAAAGATTGTCAATATAACTCACGATGAAATTAACACTGAATTTCCTGAAGAGTTGGCTGATTTCTTCCCAGAGTTCTTAGCTAATTTAATGAAAGAAAGTGCTGCTAAATTTTACACAAAACTAGAATACCCTGCAGAACCAGCTGTAGGTGACCATTGGATTCATTAATTATGATTATAGATAACTTTGATTTAATTGCTGAATGGTTTAATGGTTTAGAGTGGAATAAGGATTACTATATTCAAGTAGAGATTATTCAACGGAAGAAGGATGGAGTTGATGTTGGTAATAGTACCAGCAATGACAATAGGTCTATTAAGAAATTCTATCCTACTTCTGTTGAAAGTCTGCTTAAATATAAAGATAGGATTATAGATATATGCAAGAGAAATAATGCTCGTGCTTATATCTATCCTGCTTATATATCAAAGAAGCAAGTCTATTATAAACTTTTGTTAGATTTGACAGCTAAGATAACGTCAGATAATTTTGATAAGCCTGTTGAGAATTTAGCACCAGCTTTATGCTCTAAATGCTTAACTAGTAAATACCTTATATTTGATGTTGATAGTAAGGACCCAGATAAACTAAAAACCATTAAAGATGCTGTATCTTCTCTTTCTAAGTCGATAACAGTGTTAAATACAGTCAATGGTTTTCATATCCTTTGTAAACCTTTTAACTACACTAAAATAGATTGGGATTCAGATGTAGAACTAAAAACAAAAAACCCAACATTATTATATTATGAAAACGAATAGAGAAGTAGCAGAAGCCTTTGTATTAGGTAATCCTTCAGCTAATGCTAATATGACAAGTACGGGGGATAGGATATTCTCTTACCATACTTGTATAGCAGAGAGTTTTCTTAATAGGTATAACGAGATTTGTTTTGTTGTAAATCATACAAGATACTCTAATACAACTACTAGACATAGGAATTATGTAAATGATGAAGTGTGTAAACTCATACTTAAGGGGTTTGTAGTAATAGTAAAGAGAGTAGATGATGTACCTAGAGGAACTCAAACACTAAAACAATATTACAATGACATATAGATTTGAAGAACCACGTTGCGAGTATTTACCACAAAAAGATATAGTAGAACACGTAGCTGTCTGTGCAAGAACTTGCTATGATTCTACAGGAACAGAAAACCAAAAACTGTTTGATACACTTAAAAAGAGAGGTCACGTTTCAATGCTTAGACATGCTTCTCTTTACTATAAGATGCCTAAGATTGAAAGATGGTTTGAATTCCTTAAACTATTCAAATATTGCCCTTACGTAGAAATAAACGAAACAGATGATTGTTTCTATATGTCTACTAATATGCAATTCTATAAGGAAGTTTTAAGTAAACTCCTACCTGAAGCTGAGTTAAAAAAGATTGAAATTAGTGAAGATAAAGTACCTTATGAGTACAGGAGATTTACTTTCAGAATATTCACCTCTATTGCTATTGCTAAGGAGTTAAATAGAGTATCACCTAATAACATTGCAGAACGTTCTACTAGATATGTAGACTATTGTAGAGCTAAGTATAATGCAATGCCTATTATAAAACCTCATTGGTTTAAAGGTGATAACTCACCAAAGGAATCTGCATACTTAGGGGCTTTAGAAAATGCTGCAATTTATTATGGTGTTCTTAGAGATAGAGGTCTTCCACCTGAAGATGCTAGAGGTATTATTCCTCTTGATGCTATGAGTGAAGTAGTATATACTTATACTTACAGAGAATGGGAATTCATATTCGCTAAGAGAGTTAGAAATGCTACAGGAAAAGCACACCCAAATGCTATTCAAATCTGTAGTATTGTAGAGAATATATTAGACAGTTTAAAGGAATTAAATGGGAGAGAATAAAGATGTAATAAATCCTAATCATTATAAACAAACATCTATGGAATGTATTGATATAATGATGGAACTTTATGGTAAAAATTCTGTTAAGGAATTTTGCAGATTAAATGCTTTTAAGTATCTTTACAGACACCAACAAAAGGGTTCAGAAATTGCTGACCTAAAGAAAGCTAGTTGGTATCTAGATAGATTAATAAAGCTTTTAGAAGAAAATGATTGATTTGAATTACGAAACAAAGGACGAATTCTATGAGCTACTTGACTTACTAGTAGGTAGTGGTTTCATAGAAAACTCTGGAGTTAAATATAGAGCTAGCCATAATAGTGGAATAACAAGATTAATTTATGTTACTCTTTCTATTCCTATGACTAGTGAAGATATTGCCAGGGAAGTCTTAGAAAGAAATAGAGGGACTATGTTTGTTAGTGATTATCACTACATAGTACACGTTCCTCTGTATTCCCTCTTTAAAGAGGACTTGATTGATGTATGTCTACCATTCCAAATATTCGAAGATAAGAATGTAGATATATTATCAAACAAAACGAAAGTGAAAAATACAACTCTGGATTTAACAAGTTTGAAGGAGTTAGTAAATACAGGTCGTGAGATTTATGTATATGGTAATAACATTTACTATATCTAAATCTTGACTGTAAATTGTTGTTTAGTTGTGTGGGGAAGGTTGCTGAAAATGTAGCCTTCCCCACTTTTTTTATAAGTTTCGCATCAGTATTAAAGATATTACTATCTTTGTAATAAATCACTTAAAATAAATATGTTATGACACATTGTGTAGTATTTAACAAGAAACAATGGGAGGAATATAGTGATATGGGTTATAGTAAAGAGTTCCTTCAAGGTGCAGTATCTCTTTACTTTGAAAAGAATCCTAATAAAGACGAATATCCTTCCAAAGAACAACTACGAGAATTTATACAAAATAGTAAATACGGGGCATACAGTCTTAATTATTATAGCGAAAGAAAGGAGCCTGAGACAATTAAAATCAATACCGCTACTCACGATTTAAGCCCGTTTAAACCTCTACAGATTACTATCAAAATTGGAGATGAGCTAACAACAGCTTATACTATTGAACACGCTTTCCTTTTAGATTTTGTACATAATCTTCTTAATAAGAAAGGAACAAGTGGAGCTAAAGCTTTCTATGATTCCATCAAGGATAAGACAATTAAGGAAGTTAATGCTAAGGTTCTAGAAGAAAGATTCCAAGAAAAAATAGGAGATAAGACCTTACTTGAATGGTTTGGTGAGAATCCAGAGGCTGTAAGAAAGTCTATGTTGAAAGCTGCTTCTATAGCGTTAATTGTAAACAAGAAGGCTAAGTCTTTATTCTTGGACCATATGGATAAGGACTTAAACATAAAAATAGAATATGGTAAGTACAAGGTAATCCCTGAATCTCTGAGACAAGCCTATAAAGAAGTTATCTCAGACGCTCTAAGATTAACTGCACTAAAGGAATTTAGAGAAAGAAAGGAAGAAGAGATTAAAGCCTTAGAAGCTGGTATTAATATTGTAGAAAGAGATGCTGTAGAGCAAACCTTTACTCCAATTCAGAGAGCTTCTAGAGAAAACTATATTGCAACTAGAGTTATGACACTAGGTAATATAGAAGCTAGAAAGCAAGGTAAAACATTTGCAGATTTGGTTTTAGGTAAGAGTATTAATTACTTCATACAAAAGGCTAAGGATGAGATTGAATTATCTGCTAAAGGTGAAGATGGTCAGTCTCCTGTAGCTATCGCTCTAAAGACTTTAATTAATTCTGGTTTTGATAAAGTAGCTAGAAAGTCTGGTGGTGTACATAGTGTAACTAATGACTTAATGCAAATACATAAGGCACTAGCTAGTAAAGGTCTTAGCTTTAAGACAGAACATTTCCAAGGTATTTTTGATGACTTAGATATAGATGAAGCAATAAAAGATAGAGCTTTAAAGCAGGCTGAATATAGACAAGAAGAGTTCAAGAAGATTCTAAAACACTTCAACATTCTTAAGAAGGGTATCAAAATGCCCCTGCTTAAAAGGGAGAATATTCGTCTTTCTTCTAAGTTTGAATCGGCTGAAGATATTACGGATGATATTGAAGAAAGAAGTTTTGATTTCTCGGCTAATGAAGGTTACGCTATTGACTCTGTAAATAAGAGAATCAGAAAGCTTCTTAATAGACTTCCTCTTATGAATGGTGATAAATTCATATTGGATGATTTAGGAGAGAAGCAATATCTATCTGATACTTATACCTATGCTATAATTCAGAATGCTCTACAGGGTACTCGCTCTTATGAAGCTATGAGAGAAAGATTGGAAAACCTCTCTAAGAAGTATGCTTGGGTTAAGGCTCTTACTAGTATTTTAGATAAGCCTGCTAACTATAAGCCAACTGGTACAGTAGACCAATATGAGATGTTGCATAATGAGTTCTTTGCTTCTTTCTTTAGAAGTAGAACTTATTATCAGGTAAAGAGAGATGTTCTTGTAAGAGACAATTCTCCTGCAGGTCAAGACTTCTTGAGACTTACAACCTTTGATATTAATAATGATAGAGCTTCATATAGAAATTATGCAGAATGGAGTAACACCTATATGCAAGGTATTATTCTAGATGAAAAACTATCTATATATGATACAGAAGGTAATCTACATAAGGATAAACTAGAAGCTTATAGAAAGTTTGTAGAAGAGCTTGATGAAAGCTTAAAGCCAAATGGTGATTATATTGAATGGGAAACAAACTTCATAAATAATGAAAAAGCCCAAGAAAATATAAGAAGAATGCTTAGAGCTATAGGTATTGCACCTGAAGCTTCTAACATATTTGATTACACTACTAATGAAGCTCTACAGAAACTAAAAGCAGCTAATTATGCTAAGCCTGTAGATATGTTGTTGAATAAGATATTTAACAATATTTACACGTTTATCAATGATGCTGAAGATTTCATAGAGAAGCAGAAGGTAGAAGGTAATATTGTAGATGTAAATCTATTCAACCAATTCAAACACTCTTATTATGATTTAGGTGAACTAATCCAGACTACAGATAATGATGCTTTCTTAAAGGCTAATTTCAGAAATAGCGGTAAGATGTATAATTCTTATACAACTCCTACCTATCTACAAACACTCTTAGATAAACTAAGTGGTATAGAAGTAGAAAACTATGATGAAATGATTTATGAAGGATATCTAAAGGATGGTTTCTTCAAATATAATTATGTAGTAAACAGATTAGCTGATGACCCTGAAGCTAGAGAACTCTTAGACTATAAAGAGATTCTTACATTTCAAGATAAAGAATTCAAGGAGTGGACAGAGAAGGATAAATATACTATGCAACTAGATGAGTTCAAAAAAGAACAAGATAGTGCTTGGTATCGTATTCCTCTAGCTGGTGAAATCAAGAGAGCTGGTTATTATAGATTCGACAAGATTACTAAGTATGATGAATTAAATAAACTATTCAGAGATTTAGTAAAACAGGAACACGAAAGAATAAAGGAAACAGAAAGATGGGAAGAAGAATCTAAGAAGTCTCCTATAGCTCCAGTAGATAAGATTATTAAGAATGGTAAGAGATTCCACTATCTCCCAGCTCTTAATACGTTGAAGATTGATGGTCAAACTTTAATGGAATCTTTAGAAAGTGGTGTTACAAGTACTGAAGCATTTAGTGAGGATGTTATTATAGATAAATATGTAAAACAGGTTTTAGAAGATATAGTAGCAACAGAAAAAGCTAAGATAGAAAGTTATGATATTAACACTTCTGATTCTGAATTAGTATTATTCATTCTAAATGACTTGTATTTCAGAACCCAATTCTCTCAATTAACGACTGGGGATATGGCTAACTTTGATAGTATTATTGACTATCAAAAGAGATACAAGCAGGTTATGTCAAGTACTACTAGATTGAATAGTGGCAATGATGTACAGAAAACTTTATATATTAGTGATGAAGTTTTAGCTTCTACTATCCTCCCAGAGATTTCTGCTATAGTAAAGGAAAGAGTTAAGAATAAAGAGCTGACAAAGGAAGAAGGTGATATTATCATTGAATCCTTTAAGGGTGTTAATGCTACCGATGGTCAGGCTTATAGAACTATAGATGGTTATAAGTACATTATGGAGAAGTCAGGTCAATGGACTGATGCAATGGAAGAGTTTAAGAATAAGCTTGATGAAGCATTCAAGCCTGACTCTGATGTTCATATCTCCTATACAGAAGCACAAGACTTCTTCTTTAATGCTATTAAGCCTCTTGTCTATGGTTCTTCTATGGTAGACACAGGGATGATTAATACTGAAACTGGTGAGAAGATTTACAAGAGAATCAATCACCAGCATAAGAATTCAGAAGTTCTTATGTTAGCTATTAACTCCTTTGCTACTACTTCTCCAACACTTAGAGCTTTAACTACATTTGCTAGAAAAAAAGGTATTCACGTATTTGAATTTGCTTCTGCAGTTAAGGTTGGGTCTCAAGGTGTTGTCAATCTATTAGAGAAGGACGTAGCAGGTCAGACTATCACTATCAACGAATTAGATAATGAAGGTAAGGTAAAACCTAAAGACTTTACCTTTACTGAAGATGCTGAACCTTCTGACGCTAGAAAGATTATTGCCAATCTATTAGAAGAAGGAAAGATTACTAAGGGAGAATTCCAAAGGCTTCATAAAGTAATTAACAATACAACTGAAAAGGAGATTGAAGCTAAGCTAGAATCTGCTACTCAGTTAGATGGTAAATTAAATCCTTCTGTTGTACACGAAATTCCTTATTCTAGTTATGGTTTTCAGGTAAATACTCCTGAACACTATTATGATTCTGAGGTATTAATTGGTACTCAGTTTAGAAAGCTTATCACTGCTGGTATTAACCCTAGTAATACTTATGTAGTTAATACTCTCAATACTGATGGTATGGAAACTACATTGAAGATGAATGGGGGTACTCTTATGCAGACTATCAATGGTAAGATTATTGAAAATGTTTATGATAAGTATGAAGAAGTAAGAGAAATATTTGAAAACCCACTTAAGTTAGAAGCGATTATCCAAAGTGAAATTGGTTCTAACCCAAGATATGGTACAGAGATTGCTAAGTTCTTCAACCTTATTAATGATGGTACAATAGAGAATCCCAGACTTAAGTTTGAGATGGCTTTAGAGGACCCTCAGAACTCTAAGATTATTGAAGCTATCTTCTCAGGTATTGCGAAGAATAGAATCAATAAGATGAAGACTGCTGGTGGCTCTCTTATTCAGATGTCTAACTTTACTCTATCAAATAAGCTTCAAGTACAAATGAAGCCTGATGGTAAGAGTATTGATTACATTCCAGCTTATGTTCCTATTTACTCTAAAGACCTTATTGATTTTTATGGTGATGAGAATGGTAATGTAGATATTAAGAAGATTGAAGAGGAAGCTCCTGAATTACTAGAAATGATTGGTTATAGAATTCCTACAGAAAGTAAGCACTCTATGCTTCCTATTCGTATTGTAGGTTTCTTACCTAACTTTAATGGTTCTTCAATTGTACTACCTGCTGACGTTACTAATATCACAGGTTCTGACTTTGACATTGATAAGCTCTACATTATGAGACCTTATCTTGAAGTTGAAAGTTATGAACTAGATGAACAAGATGAAGAAGGTAATAATGTTGTAGAAAGAGTTCTAAGAAAGAAATCATATACTGATGGTAATGGTTTTATTGAAGGTAGCACACCTGAAGAGAATTACGCTATGAGAAATAATTTCTTATTTGACTCTTATATGGCTATCCTAAAGAGTGAACATTCTACTGGAGAAATCTTTGACCCTTCTAGCTTTGCAGTACTTAATGCTGAAGCTAAAGAATCATTCTTAAGTTCTTTCACTTTTGATGAGCTTTATAGTATGGTTGAAAAAGCTGGTTTATTGGAGGAGCTTTCTAAGGAAGTTAAGTTTACAAAAGACCCTATTAAGGATAAGCTTTTAATTCTAGAGAATCTTAATGAGGAGAGAATTAAGAAGATTATCTCTACATATGAGTCTTCTAATACTCCCTTCCTAAGTTCTACAATGCACTACTTTGAAACTCAGAATGCTGTAGGTCTAGACCTTGTAGGTATTTCAGCTAATGCTAATACCTTTATGGCTGTAGCACAACAGATTAAGGATGAGCTACACTTAAAGGAACCTATTGAATATGATGGTAATACTTATAGCGGGTATGGTGAAATCTATAGTCCTACAGGTAAGAATATTCAAAGAACAGTGGGACAGTTTGTTATTGCAGCTGTGGATAATGTTAAGGCTCCAGCTCTTGCTTATATGAAGGCAGATGTTGGTAACTTAGGTTCTATTATTGCTGGGGTAGCTTTAGGTCTTCCTACTAGAGATTTGGCTATTATGTCTAACTTAGGTTTACTAGCTAGCAAAAGAACTCTAAACAAGAGTAAATCTTTAATGCACTATATGGATGTTTTAAAGAAGACTGATGTAGGTAAAAGTATAGATGAAAATTTCACTTTAGATTCTAAGACTTTAAAACTACTTCAAGCTTCTCTTCCAGATATAAAGAAATTTATTGATGAAACACTTGGAGGTAAGAGAGATTTTGTTAAAGCAGCAAAAGCTTTAGAAGAGAAATTCAACAATATATCTAAGGATGATTTGAAAACTATTATTAATGGTGTAGCAGCTATGGTCAGACTAGAAGCAAAACTTATAGATTTAGGTAGTGCTTTTAGAAAGATTATTGGTGTTACAAAATTAGATACCTTCAGAGGTGCGGTAGGTCCTACAGCTGCAGATACTCTAATTAAATATCTACAAGTAAAAGAAGATGTAGAATATTTAACTAGTGAAATCAGTCCTATAGCTGTAAGTAAAAACTTCTTAGATGTAGATGGTTTTAAGGATAAGACAAAGGAAGAAATAAAGAACGAATTGTTAAGTAGTGGCTCACACTTCTACAAAGCATTCTTCTACTTTGGTATGGATGCTGCATTCGATTATATGAGTCAGCATTTCAATGTTCTTAATAAGAATTTCCTACCTGTTATTGAAAGACTTCGTGACTTAGGTATGGCTATTAATGTTAAGAATATTAACTTAGCTTATGAGCATTATATGCTTTATAATATGAGTGGTACCAAAGTAATGAATGACAACTTAAAGGATTCTATGTTTAAGGATATTCCTCTTCAATTCATACACCTTCAAGAGAAGTATAAAGAACTAAGGTCTTTACTTATCTTTAAGACTATGAAGAGAGTAATAGAAGGTCAGATTACTTCTCTAGATTTTGTTAATGCAAATGAACTAGAAGCTCAAAGAAGAGACCAGTTTACTAGAGAATGGGAGTATCTCTTAGATGTAGGCATTAAAGCTGCAATGGTAGAAGGTGATACACCTGAAGCAAAGAAAGAAAGAGAGAAAAGTGAACTATTTGATTTTGCTATAAATCTTTATCGTTATGGTTTATATAGAGGTAATATAGGTTATAAGTACAAAGGTATTAATCACCTTGCCCCAGCTAGATTGAAGCGTATGTTTAGCGGTTATGGAGAAGTTGTTGATAATATGCGTAGTATTGTTGATTCTATGAATAATGGTGATGAAAGATTTGTAAGACAATTCTTATCTAACAATAATGTTCTATATGAAAACTACAGAAATCCTCGTTTAACAGCTAACACTTTCTTAGGTGCTATAGATGTTTATTCAGAAGGTTGGTCTGTAGTAGGTATAGAAGATATTGAAAAGATTACTCATTTGGGCGATGAATTTACACTATTGACTAAAGGTTCTACTCCTCCAAGTTCGCTTTTAATTAGTGGTGATACTTACATAATGACTTCGTCTTATGGTTCTAGTTTCACATATACTAAGTTACCTCAGTACTTCTATAATAGCCCATTCGTTAGATATAGCAGAAATGAAGATTTCCCTAAAGAGTATTTAGATAAGGATGAATTCAAGAGTAGGTATTTAGAAGACATTGAGACTATTGCCGAACTTCAAAAGGAGCAAGACGGTAGAGCTTTAACTTTAAGTAAAAGAGAGAAAGGTAATCCTGATGGTGCAACTACAAAGGCAGCCCTAGAATTATTTGGTCAAACTCCAGAAGAACAAGCTTTAGAAGAAGTTTCTGGGAAAGAATATCCCGATGCGGCAGGTCTATTTGATTGTGCTGGAGTAAAAAAATAAAAAGTAATTAACAGTTAATATAATGGCAAGTTGTTATTGGATTCCTTCAGTAAGAAACAGAAACAACGACCTAGTGGAAAGTAAGCTCTATAAAGGGCTTACTTCCCTTACTAGGGATAGAAAGCTTACTGAGGATATATATTGGGCAACCAAGACAGATGTATTTAAAGAATACTACTCTGGTTTAGCTAAAGATGAAAATGGTGAATATCTAATAAAGGATTTAATCACTAAAACAGGATTTGATACTTATGTAGGTATAGCTAATATAGAAAGACAAGCAGGTGCTGGTGAATCTATATCTTCTTACTACGATGGTTTAGTTAAGGCAGAAGAGAAGAATAAGACTAATCCTTTTTCTGAAGGTTACGCTGTGGTTCCTATGGGTACCAGATTAGGGGTACAGAAGGGTATTAATTCTGAAACCATATTAAAAGAAAGAAGATACCACGAGTTCTTAGAAAAGAAACTCAAGGAATGGGGAGTATCTGTTGGTGTATTAACAGATGCTGAAGAAAGAGCAGGATTAAATGGTCTTACTGATTTCTCAAGAGCAAGAAGAACTTTAGATGGTTTAGTGGAAATAATTAGGCTAGCTAAAGGAGAGAAAGGTGAAGGTGCTTTATCTGAAGAGTTTGCACATTTGGCTTTGGAAATGTTAGATGTTCCACTTAAATCTAGACTTTATGCTTCTATAACTGAAGAAAAAGCAAGAGAGATTTTAGGTGAGCAATACGATGCATATTTAGAGAAATACGGTGACTTCGAAACAGTACAGAAAGAAGTTGCTGGTAAGATGTTATCTAAAGCTTTAGAGAATAACTTTGAGAATACAACTCAGATTCAAAAAGGTTTGCTTCAAAGACTAGTAGATTACTTCAAAAAGTTCTTCTCTAAATTTGACCACTTTAGTTTAATGAGAGGTAGAACTGAAATAGAGTCTAACTTCAATAAACTAGCTAAAGAAATACTCAATGGTGGTCTAAAAACTGAAATGAGTTTAGCTAATATTTCCGCAACAAAGGCTTTAGCTCAATTAGATAATACTATATCATTAGAAGGTGCCCTAAGAGAAGCTGTAGAAAAGGCTATTGAAACAGAACAGAAACGTTTGCTTATTTACAAATCAGATAAGACCTTCGCAGGTAAGCAGAGAAATAAGATAGCAAAACTTAAAGAAGCTGCTGCATCAGATGCTACCTTGTTAGAAGGATTTATGGAGTATGTTGGTTATGCTCATAAAGACCTTTATAGTCTTGTAGAAAGAATGAAGAATCTTAATGGTGCTTCATTAGAAGAAGAAGCTAAGTTACTTAGAACTATTAGAGACTATGCGGCATCCTATGATGATACACTATCTTATGCTAGAAAAATCCTATTTAGGTTCAATCTAGAATCAGAAATATCTGAACCACTAGATGCTTTAGTTAAAAGTATGGAAAGTTCTAGTAACTATATTAAAGACTTATGGAAGGAACAATCTAAGGATATTCTAAAGAGATTAGTTCAGCCTATTATGGGTAATGAATTGATAGTACCATTTGGTAAACACGCAGGTACTGTTTATTCTCTTGATGATTTGCTAAAAGAAGTTGCAGAAGATATTGGGCTATTAGAAAGATGGGTACTACCTATGAATGTATCTACCGATGTTATTTTACAATCAATAGATTACGCTGTCAAGGATAGGCTTTATCAATCTAGAAAGATGGCTATAGATTTTGAAAGAAGAATCCTAGATGCTCAAAATAAATTAGGTAAAGATGAATCTACTGAGTTTATGTTTGAGAAGGATGAAGATGGTAATCTAACAGGTAAGTACTTAAGAAAGTATAACTATACTGCATATGAAAATGCTCGTATAGCATTTGCTAAGAGTCTTGCTGAGCGATTTAATATACCAGAAGATAAAGAGGCTAGGGATGTATTAAAAAGACCTGAAATGCGAGCTTATGCAAAAGCTTGGAGAGAATGGAGTAGCCACAATCAAGTTGTTACTGAGAATGGTAGAGTACCAGCTGATAAATACCTCAATCCAGCTTATTCTAGTTTAACAGCTAAGCAATTAGAATACTACAATACCTTTATAGAGTTAAAGTCTGAAATGGAACAGCTCTTACCTGAAGGTATGACTGATACTTATAATATAGTAAAGGTTAGAGCAAAAGCTGGTGAATCATTACAGAAGGGAAATATCAAGGGATATGTAAAAGAAAAGTTATCAGACTTTGCGTTAGTTACAGGTGAGGATTCAGAAAGATTAGGTGTAGAAAATGCACTTACTGACTTCTCTGGTAATATTTATAGATACTTACCTATGCATTACATTAAGACTGCTAAGGGTGAGAATATGAATAGTATGAGTACTAATGCAACATCTTCTCTTATTCTTTATGGTAATGCTGTTGCTAGATATAATCAGTTAGACCAAATTGCTAATACTCTTGAAGTGTCTTATATGGCATTACAGGATAGAAAAGTAGGTAAGACAAAGAATGGTTTATCACTCAAGAGTATGTTTAGAAATGAAAAGGGTGAGGAAGAAGGTGCTACTGTATATAAAGAAAAAGGTTCTGAAGAGTTAGTAAAGAGACTTAGAGACTATCTTGATAAGGCTTTATACCAAGAAGGAGTACAAGATTACAAGAAAGAGTTTGGTGGTAAGGTTTATTCATTGAAGAAGGCAAATGACGCTCTTATGAGTTATACTGCATTAAAGGGTATGGGTCTTAACTTTGCTTCACAGTTTGCTAATATATTAAATGGTGTATCACAGAACTTAATTGAATCTGTATGGGCTAAGGAAAAGATGACTATGGTGGATATTGGTAAGGCTAACCAAATCTACTTTAAGAATCTTGGTGATATTCTTAAATATAAGGAGACTGGTCAAACATCAAATAAACTAGCAATGTTGTTACGTTTAGTTGATGCTAACCAAGACTGGACTGAATCAGTTAGTGAAAAGTATTCAGGTACAACTCAAATGATTCTAAAACACCTAAATAGCTCTCTACTTACTATAGGTCAGGGTTTAGGTGACCATTACCTAAAACACTTAACTGCTATAGCTTTCTTAAATAACAAGAAGCTAAAACTTGATGGTAAAGAGATTGATATTTTAGATGCTATTGAGGAGTATTATATCGATGAGAATGATAAAGGTAAAGGGATGGATATTCGCTTTAAGGAAGGTGTCACTGATATGTTAGATTCTGAAGTAAGTTTTGATAGTTATTTCAGCAATATGTCTCAACAAATTCTAAAGCTTAACCAGAGAATGTATGGTGTTTATAATACCATTGATAAACCTGCTCTTTCTAAGTATATTGTAGGTAGCTGGTTATTAACATTCAGAAACTGGTTGCCTAGAATGGTTCACGCTAGAATAGCTAAAACCCATTATAATGTGGCTGAAAATGAATGGGACCAAGGTTACTACAATAGTTACATTTATGCAGTTAAGGAGTTATATAAAGTGAAGAAAGATATAGAATTCCTTGATGCTGTTAAGGTGTTATTAGGTAGCCAAAAGAAAGCTGAAGAATTAGGATTTGATATGAAGGTTATAAATAATATCAGAAGAACACTAACTGATATGGGATTTGTAGCATTCTTTACAATACTAAGTATGATGCTTTCACACCTATATGGTTTAGATGAAGAGGATAAGAAAAAGAGAAAGCAGAATATTGCTAAGATGTCTCAGTTTGATAAGTACCTATTATACTTCGTTACTCGTAATGAAATTGAGTTAGGTTCTACTTCACCATTTGCTATAAAGATTGCATCTGAACAGACTAAACAGATTGTTACAAATTCATTTACCCCAGCTTCAACTGGTATGGACATTATTAATAATATGTTCCAGCTATTATATGTACACGATATTGATGGTTTCCATTTTGGTACAGATAGTAAGGTGTGGGGTAAGGATAAAAGATTCAAGGAAGGTCAAACACCTTTCTGGAAATACAGTAAAGCTTCTACTGCAGCAACGAGATTAATGTTCCCTTGGGTTGATAATACATCAAGAATGGATGACCCATTAGACCAAGCTAAAGCTCTGTTAATCTATAGAAGATAAAAATAAAGGGTTGAGAATTAACCCAACCCCTTAAACGTAAATAGGCGTATCACTTAATTGTGGTACGCCTATTTTTTTTATCGTTTAAAAATGTTCTTACACAGCTTTTGTCTTTCAACTATATCTAATGCTTCAGTTCTTGAAGTATCATCCTTAATTTGATTGACTCTTTCTACGTAAGCTTTCTCCATTGCAGTTAGCTGAGCTATAATCTGACCAGCTATCTTATTAACAGTCTTCTTATAGTTCTGATTCTTTAGGAATCGCTGAACTTTAATATCCGTTAGATTACCTATAATATTAACATCAAGATCAGGAATATTTTCAGTTTCTATATGTTCTGGGAAAGCAGCCTTCAGGTTTCGTTTTAATGCTCTCAGAGCCTCTATAAGCGACTCTTGAATAGCAACTGAACCTGCAGTACCAATGTTACTTTCTTTTGCCGTTGTGTTGAGAATATCGCGCATTATAGCATTTGCATTTCTATGGTAAGCTTTTAGGAAACCAATCTTACCATAATTGTCTAATGCATTCTTGATATACCACATTGGAACTCTAACTTCAAATGGAAGCATATTCAGCCTATCATCCAATTCTTTAGAGTATCTAGTTATAATGTTATTCTTTAATTGATATTTCTGTTTATCCTCATCATCTATAACTTCCTTTTCTTTTTCTTCCATTAAAGAATCTAACTTTTCTTCCTCAGATTCTTCTGTTAGTTCTGGGTCTACTTTTGGTAAATCTCTATCCTCCGTATCAGGTAATTCCTCTTCAGTAACCTCACCTTCAACCAAATCACTTGTAGTTAATACCTCGTCATTAGGATGAATGGTAGAATCTACATTACCTGCTTCTTCTCTTTCTAAAGCATCCTCGGCATTATCTTCAATCTTAGTTTTATTGAATTCACCTTTATTGATTGCATCAAATAATCCCTTGATTGGAAGGTAACCATCGCTTGTTCTATAAGACTTAGTTCTATTTCTGAATGCATTAACTAGTTTTAAGAATGTACGAACTAACCAATTCTTCTTTCTTAAACCAGCTTCATTTTGTTCAGAATATGGAGTTCTATATTCTATTGGTTTATTACTTTCAATAGCATTAACCAATTCACTGAACTTCATTAAACTTTCAATCTTCTTTAGAGCAAGTATTACACGCTTTTTATCTTCAGGTTTACCATAAGTATCTGCGCCAATATATTGAGCAAATAACTCAGCCATTATCTCTTCGGAATCCATCTTAAATACTTCATCAATAACATCGCTTAAAATGTTATCTTTTTGATTTAAGAATTCACTAGAAGAGAAGAAGCTTAAAAGTAAACTCTTATCCTTAACGTGCAAGGCTTCTCTATAGAGTTTGTGAAAGGCTTCGTGATATAGAGTATAAGCTGTAGCTTTATTAGATAAAACTATCTTACCTGTTCTACTATCATAATAACCTTGAGCTTCACCATTTCTACTATTGATTGTTCCTGTCTGTATAACCTGCTTTTGTATATCCCAACCTAACTTAGATTCTACCCATTTAGATTCTTTTGTGAAATCGAAATCCTCACCTATTTTATATTTAGGAGATAATCTAAACGGTGAACCGTCATCATCAGGAGTACCAAAAATATCATCAAGACTAGAGCCACCTACTTCTTCACCTTTTCCCTTTTCTTCATTTGAATCTTCTGTTGTTTTACCTTCAGAACTAACTTCATTAGTAAGAGTTTCAGCACCTTCAGTAACCCCATTAGACTCTTCCACCTTTTCCATAATAGAAAGAGCAGCATTACTAACTCCATCGTCCGTAGGTTCACCTTCTAATTCCTCATTACTACCTTCACTATCTGTAGAATCATCTTTGGGTTTACCTGTAACTGTAGGGTCTTTGTCTGCAGTTACTTTAACTTCAGGAGGTGTTGTTGTATCAACTACAGCACCAGTTTCTTGTGTAAATGTAGAAGTCTGACCTTCTTCGCCAGGCTTAGGACCATTGCGATTGAAGTAAGCAGCATACTTGAGTTTAATATTATTAGCCTTATGGTCATAATATAAATTCCAGTTTAAAGCAGGTGAATCAGAACCCTTATAAGTATGTGACTTATCTTCTATTCTATCTCCTGAATAACCTATAGCATTTATAACAGCTTGTTCTCCTTTCTCTAAAGCATCATAAACATTCATAGTTATAAGGATGACAGCTTCGTGTCTAGCCTTATCCCATTCAGATTGTTTACCTACTAATTTAGCTTTCTCTTCTGCTTCTTCTATGCTACTAGAATGTAGTATAGAATCCATAAATTGAGTATCCTTAAAATATAAAGCTCTTGCATAAGCTAAAGCCATTCTAGGACTAGTAAAGCTTTTGGTGAAAACTGTAAATGTTTTTGCTATAGGTCTATTCTCCGAAAATATAGTATCGTCACCTTCGAAAATTATAGCACCATCCTTATATTCAATATCTGTATTTAGAGTATCATTATTGTTGATACTTTCTACATAGTTATTGATTGTTTTGTATACAACATCTGCAGGTTTTGGAGAACCTTTAGAGTTTCTAACAGATTCACCATTAAATGTCTTACCTGTTGTAAAGAACACACTACCTAGTCTAGGTTCACTAATATTAGTTCTTGCTATACTTAAGAACTCTTGAGCATATTCACCTTTATTATCCTTCTTTATATCTTCAGGCTTAGGATAAAAAAGAGCTGAAGATATATTATTAGTTAATTGTGTAGTTCTTTCTTCAACCGTACCCTTATCTAATGGTATTGATATTATATCAGCATAGAATTGTTGATATGAATGACCTTTAGCATTTGTAACAGTACGTGTCTTTTTCTTACCATTAGCCTCTCTAGTATATTTACCTATAAGTATTCTAGGACCTCTTTCATCATTTCTATATTTAATGAACAAATCTCTACCAAAATCTAGATACTTAGAAAGCTGTTTTACTAGATATTCCATTTCTGCAGGTATCTTTTCCTCAGAAACTTTTACAGAGAATATTGTTCTATTTTGAATATCAGCAATTTGACTAAGTATATCCTGTACCTTCTTTACTACCTCTTTATCAGGATTTTCCTTTAAAGCTTCTCCTAATGTAGGCATAGAAACAAATGCAGGGTGATAGTCTCTATGAATATCAGGTAGAAGAATCATTAAACCACCTCTAGAAGCTGATAGAGTTTCAGGCTTAACTAATACCTTACCGTTTACAGTCTTTTCATTTACAACTAAAGCATTATTGGTTATTACACCAAGTCTGGCATTAGTAGTATCAAAAGATATTGGAGCGTATTCTTTAGTATACTTAATAATACCACCTGTAACAAGAGAGACATCAAAGAATTCCTGCATATCTTCTGTAGCATCTTTCTTCTCAAGATATACTTCAGTCTCACCTACTTCTCTATTAGCGAATTTCTCTAATACAGCCTCTCTAATAGCCTTATTAGCAGGTCTAGAATCATCGTTAGTAAATAAGTCGCCTATCTTTTGTAAAGAACCATCTTTAAGACGTTTGTATATAAATACAGTAGGTCGTTGTAGATAGATGGAATCTTTATTTGTTATAGCTTCAGCCTTTTTCTTTTCAAACTCTTCTTCTATACCAAAGATAATTTCATCGCCTACCTCAACACCACCTGAATTTAAGAAGTCAAAAGTACCAGCATCCTTTAATTCAGTATATGTAAGTTGAGCCATTTGATAAGCATCAGGGGCTATACCCGTTTTGTCTAAACCTTCAGTAGCTGGAACAAATTCACTGTGCTTATCATTATAGATAGTTTTATTATGCTCAGAAGTAGCAGGAGCTATAGATTGAGTATCTGAATCTAATTCTACCTTTTCTGGAATAGGTTCATCCTTCAAATCCTTCTCAGAAGTTTTAGGTTTAGGTCCATCATCTGTTTCTGGAGTATTAATATCTATTAAGCCTTCTGATGTTATAGCTTGTGTAGGTACAACTTCAGTAGTAACAGTACCTTGCGATGCAGGATTCATAGATGAAGAGTCTCCTGGTTTAGGTCCAGTACTAGTTTGTGCTGCTTGCATCTGAACCTTTTTTAGGTATTTTAATCTATTCTCATATGATTGTTTTATAGTATTAACCATATGTAAGATAGCACCAGCTAAATCACTAACCTCAGAAGCATCAAGATTATACTTTTGTTGCATTTCAGATAAGAAATCTGTTACATCATCACTTATAATCTTACCTACATTGAAATCATTATATCTAGCAAGATATTCAGAGAAAGCATTGAATACTCCCATAGCACCATTCTCAAGCATCTGCATTTGGATATTTCTACCCATAGCTTGGAATACTTGTGATTCAGCATAAGAAGCCCAAATTTCAGGTTTGGTTTCTCTGAGAATCTTACTCATCTTCTCCCACTTATAAAGGTCTCTTTCTTTTTGATATTCGGAACTATAAGCGCCAGAATTTAATCTGTCTATTAATTCCTTCATATCATTGAAGATACCATCATTATCCTTGCCTAATGTTTCAGCAATTTCCTTAGATACTTCAGCTCTAGCTTCTTGATTGTATTTCTTTAATGCTTCTTCAATAAAACCTCCACTTGGGTCTCCCTCTGCATTAATAACATTCTGCACAGAAAGGAATGCATTTAAAGCATCTCTACCTTCTCTTGCTTCCTGATTATTAGGGTCTACCTGTAATTGATTATTGAAGATAGATTGAAGTTTTGCAATAGTTTTAGAAGAAAGATTCTCAGGATTAACCTTAACTCCCTTTTCAAATACACTATCTAATTCATTGAGAGCTTGTCTTTGATTATATAAATCTTTAATCTGCTTCTGAAGTTCAAAATCTTTCTTTTGGAATTCCTCTAAATCTTCTATTGCAGAATTTTCATTCTGAGCTATCTTTAATTCAGCTATCTTATCATCAATAGATTTGATAGTATCTTTTACATTGAAAGCACTCTCAAGGTTATCTAAATGTTCCTTAGCTTTATTTGCAAAACTATCTCTTAAAGCATACATAAAGGTTAATGTAGATTTCTGTTCTTTTGTGAAATCATAACCTTCATATCTCTCATCAACAAGTTTCTTAGCTACATTGAATGAATCCCAAAGTCTATTTAACTTCTCTTGATTAGATTTCATTATCTCTCTAACCTTAGCTAAATCTTCTGGTGATTCATTTAACTTTCTACCATTTTCAGTGAAACCTCCTGTATAGTATTCTCTATTGTTTCTTGAGTCAAATTCCTTCTCAGAATTAGATTCAACTAAACTAGATAAATGCTCATCAGTGAGGCTATCAATACTCTGATTTAAAGCAGAGAAAGCTTCCTTAGTTTTACCTAATTGAACTGCAGCATTCATAAAGCTATAGAGAGATAACATATCAGCATCTTCTGATTCGTTTATCTTTCCTTGGCTTCTTAGATTTGCAGCTAAATTACCTAAACCTTCCGAAGCAAATAATTGTCTGTAAGCTTCTTGGAATTTCTCTCTCTTTGCTGAATCTGTTATCTGAGTATACTCATCAACATAAGAGTTATAGGCATTATCTTCTCTGGTCATTCCCTTCCACTGTTCCCATAGGTTATGCTTGATTGGGAATCCCATCTTCTTACCTGTATTTGGGTCTACCTTTCTATTCATATTAGGAGATATACCTATAGCAGTAGATAGAGCAGCTATAACACCTTGTTGTAAAGCTTCAGTAGAGATTAAACCTTTAGCACCTGCAGCAAAAGCATCAGTAACACCTTGCCATTTCTCAACCTTATCATAATCATATTGAGCCTTTATATATTGGTCAATAAGATTTTCTGTATAAGCTTGAGAAGCCTGAGCAAGAGCTTCCTGACCCATTTCTTGTAGTGCTTCATTGGCAGGAACCTTTAAGGTTTCAAATACTTTCCTACCTAAAGCTTTAGCACCAGTTCTCTTGGTAAGACCCTTAACAGACTCTGCTAGTTCTTTCTCAAGTGCTTCACCAGTTAAGTTTTTTGCAGTAGAAGTAAGCGTATTTTTTAATGTAGCATTGGCAACTTTACCTAAAGTTTTATCGCCAAATATCTTACTTGATATACCTCTAGTTAATGATTTACTGTAGCTACCTACATTACCAAGGAAGCTAGCCATTAAAGCATTAGCACCAGATAATAGCACAGCTTCGGTAGCAAATAAAGCACCAACACTTTCATCAGAGTATTTCTTATAAGCATCAGTAACCTTACTAATCAAATCATCCTTAGCTGCATCTATAGTAGCAGATTGTTTCTTGATGTTATCATCTTGGAATAGCTGAGAAATAAGTTCTCTTTTAGCATCAGCCTTTCTTTCGTTAGGAGTTCTAGTATCATTAGGGTCTATTAGACCTGCAGCTCTAGCTTGCCTATCATACTCATCATATCTAGCATCAAAATCCTTTAGATAAGGAGAAATCAAATCCTCTTTAGCCTGAATAGAATCTAGATAAGTCTGATAATTCCTATCATCCCTTTGTCTATTAATTTCAGCTCTATTAGAGTTTGCTTCCATTTGAGCTTCTTGAACACCTGAAAGAATACCAGTTATAACAGGGGGAATACCAGCCATAGTTAAAGCTATAATAGGAACAGTATGACCAAACTGTGCAACAGCTTCCATCACTGTACCTATATTCATAGGTATTATATCACCCCTGTCTTCTTTGGTTTTGTAGATTCTTAAATCCTCATTCACACTTTCAACAGAATCATTAAGAACTTTCAAGAAAGCATTTTCCTCTGCAGTGAAGTTATTAAGTATACTCCACCCATTTCTCTTCTGAGTTTCACCTGTTAAGAAACCACCTGTTACATCCCAAGCTGTTTTACCTGCACCGTAGATTAAACCAACCATACCTGCAGTATCAAATAAAGCATTAGTAATTAAAGCTCCAGTACCTTTAGCTATAGTTTCAAAGATACCTTGTCTTTTAGCTTTAAAGTCCTCAACATCTATTAAGTCATCAGAACCATAATCTCTTACAGCTTCATTGTAATCCTTTAAATCTAAACCCTTTGGGAATGAAAAGTTAGCAGGAGGGGTTATATCTTCCCTCCTGTACTTTTCTATAAACTCAGGCTGTGAAACAGTAAAATATTGATTTTCCCCAGTGTTTTGAGCTTTCTGTGCAATACTCTTTAAAGGAGTTAATCCTTTCTTAGCTGGGTCTGTTTTTAATTGAGCCATATAAAATTATCTTTGTGTGGTATCAATCAATGAACCATCTGCATTATATGTAATATTACCTACATTAGAAGCACCATATGCAGTACCTGCTATTTGTGAAGCACCTTGGTTTAGAAGAGCTAACAATCTATTTACTGATGTTTCGTCCTTCTTCTTCTTTAATGCTTTTATTGTAGCTTCAAATTCCTTAATAGGAATATTCTCTACAATAGGTTCACCATTTTTATTTATATATCTAATGTCTATAGTTTTAGAATTTATCAGTGATTTTATTGGTACAGAATAAGAAACTTTTCTCTTACCTTCTCCATCAATCTTGTTAAACCCTTCGAATACTATCTTACCCTTTCCTATATCATACCTCATAGTAGGGTCTTCCAAATTCTTAAACCTATCCATAAATACTTCAGCATTCATACCATCAGGAGTATTACCCTTTAGAGCATCATACTGAACATTATTAATAACATTTTTCACACCACCTGGTGTTATATTGATACCTGTGTTATTATTAATAGCTGTAGTATATTCCATTTTAATACTACTGTCTATTATTTGTTGTAGATATTTGTTTTCTTCCTTAGTTAATTCTCCACCCTTTTCTGATTTAGCTAATATATCTTTTACCTTCTGATAGCCTACAGGATTTGAATTATAGTAATTCATCATCATATTGTAGTATTTGCTACCCTGTTTAGGTAAGAAAGCGTCTTTACTATAGCCACTGTCTACCTTAAATGAACCAAATAAACCAGTGTTGTTATTAGGCTTTATATATCTAAACCCATTACGCATTTCCTCCGCTTCTTTTATTCTATCCTCATCTAATTCTCCAGTACTACCTTCATTCTTGATATATCTAAATCCAGCTTCCGCACCAGCATCTGCTTGCTGTTGTTGTGTCATAGCTGCTCTCATAGCCATCATTTCTTTTTCCTTCTCTCCATTATCTACAAGTTGATGCTGTGTAGGACCTGTGAGATAAGGCATAGCAGACTTGAATGCACTGTATAATCTATTCTTACCATTGCTATCTAGCTTATCAGCATAACCATAAGTAGCAAGTTGGTCTTCAAACATAGCATTAAGAAACTCTTGAGCAAACTGACCACCCTTACTCTTAGTAATAAAGTCTATTACTTGGTCTGGAGTCATACCAGCTGTTTGAGAGAATAGGTCATAATACTTAGAGAACTTTTTTAATGAAGGAGTATTGAATTCACCTCTAGCTAAAGCTTGGAAATTCTTAGCTGCTTCTTGATAGAATTGGTCTGCAGAAATATAAGAGTCTGTACCTAATGTAGGGTCATCTAAGAAATCATCAAATTCTTTTCTACCAAATACCCCAATCATCTTTGGGTCTTTATTCTTAACTAATACATCATTCTCTTGTCTTAGTTTGTATCTTTTTAAAGCATCATCTAAAGGAGTAAAAGTTTTACTGAAACCTATTCTTAAATCCCTGAGACTATTAACCATCTCAGGACTGAAATTCCCTTTATTATCTAGTACACCTCTATCAGTTAGTTTGGTAGCCATATCCTGAACCTGTTGCATATAAGGTTCATACATCTCTTTATAAGCCCTTGATTCCTTTGGTAGGAAGCTTTCCATTACCGCCATTTTAGAAGCCATCTCTGCATTTGCAGCCATAAGCGCATCGTGCTTATTCTGCAAATACATCAATGGTTTCATCATTTCATCAAATGTGTATGGGGTAAATCGGGCAGTAGTTACTACACCATTTGCCATATACTATTTATTTTTATTGTATTTAATCCTATTATTCTCAATTTGATATTGAGTAAGAACATTAGCAAATCTTCTATCTTGCTCTTCTCTACCTAAGCTAGCCATAGTATCAACAAACATATTTCTATTAATACTTCTATTCTGAGCATTAATAGCCTTTTCTTGTTCACGCATAGCTGCAGCTCTTTCAATACCAGACATTCTAGCAGAGTTAATAGAGTGATTGATTTGATAGTTATTGTTAATCTGCTGAGCATTAAACATATCTTTCTGTCTATCAAAGTCTGCAATCTGTCTTCTCTGTTGATAATTATAGTCGTGAGCTTTAATCATCTCATTGCCTATATTATCCATTAGGTTGTTATCAGAAGCAAGTAGACCAGCTGTAGCAGTAGCTCTATTACCACCTGAGTTATTAATTATAGCTAATCTATTTGCAGCACCTTGAGATTGTAATCTATTGATAGCATAATCAGTATCAAATGGTTTGTATTCAAGTCTACCAGATATTAACTCAGGAGCAACATTTCTGAATGTTCTTCTATACTCATTCTCTAAATTATTAGCTGTAGTAAAGTCATCATAATTTGTTGCACCAATTAAGTCAGTGAAAGCATTTATACCAGCATTTACTACAGGAGCATAACGAAGATTTGCTGCATCAAAGTTACTCAATTTATTCCATATATTCGAGAATACACCACCTTTATTATCAGTACCTAAATTTGGACTTAAGCTTGATGTTTGTGGTGTAGAACTTTGGATTCCTACAGTAGGAATTTGTAGCTCATTATTTGGAATATCATATGGAGTAAGAGCTAAATCTCTTGCTTCTTTAATCTGACCAGCATCCCATAAAGGTCTAGCATATTCAGGCTCTGCTTTTACAGGAGCTTTAGGAGTAACAGTACCTCTAGTTCTAGCGACTCTACCTGAAGATTTTGTAGCATCTTTACCGTAATACTTGTAGTAATCTTCTGGATTTAGTATATACGTATGTGGTGCTTCTTTAGTTGCTTCTACAGTATCTGGTAGAGGAGTATTATTCTCTTTTACAGGTTTACCTTCATAAACACCTTTCAATCTCTTATAAGCTTCAGGATAATCTTTAGCAAATTGGTCTCCTACAGCACCTTTACCAAAAGGAACATCTGCCCAGAATTTACTTCTAAATTTATTATCAAGATTAAACTTCTTTGCAAATTCATCTAAAGTTAATCCTTCTGGTAAATCTACACCTCTATAAGTACCATCTTCATCATACCATTTATAGATTTTAGTTTTACCGTCTTTGTGGAATGAAGGGTCTTCTTTATATCTTCTATATACTTCTTCTATTGGTACACCACCTAGTCTATCATAGTAACCACCTTTAGTACCAAATCCATACCCGTGAGGGAATGGGTTAGGGTTAAAACCGCTTATCTTTCTACCAGCTTTAACTACATCATCTTTAGAATAACCAGCCATTTCCGCGAAATCTTCTAAAGATAAGTTTCTATCTTTTATGAGAGTTTTATTACCTAAACCATCAAACTCCATAAAAGAGTTACGGTATTCATTTTTACCGCTATTGGTTTTAACAGTTTCTCTATATAGTCTGTAGGCTTCATCAAGAGGTAGATTAGAAAGATTCTTCCAACCTCTACTTCCGTTTGTTATCTTGTAACCTTTAATAGGTTTTAGTCTACCACCTTCAGCAAATAATTCCTCACCACCTTCTGGTACTAATCCAATATTCTCACCTTGTTCTGGTACTAAACCTAAAGATTGAGATGCTTGTGCTATGATATTCTCCTTTGCTTTTTCTCTTAATCTCTTAGTGCTTTCTTGAGCTTGCTTTAACTTCTCGATGTTTTGGTCGTAGTACTTTTTCATTATCTCATCATTAGGTCTCTTATCTAGTTTCTTCTTTAAATCTTTAGCAATATCTGCATAAGATAATTCACCCTTTTGTGGAAGACCTAGTACTTTTAATATAGCTGTATCAGGTTTAATTCTATTGGAGAATACGTAATCACCAACCTTAACCTCACCTTCCTCAGCTTTCATTGGTTCTTGTGTCTCAGGGTTTACACCAAACTGAACACCATTGTTTGGATTCTCTTCGTGTGTACCTCCAGCATTGAATTCGGTATAACCACCTTCAGCAAATTCTACATTCATATTATGTAAATCTGTAATCTTATTTAGCTTATCCCATTCTATTAAAGGTCTAACAGCTTCAGCTTTTCTAGCGGCTTGTTCTTCTATAGCTTGTTGTTGAATTGCAAAAGGATTACCATTTTCAATAAGGTTATATTTAGCTGCATCCATACCGAAATCTCTATATGGAGTACCATTCTGTTGCATAACCTTTCCTGTGTATGGATTCTTGTATTCCCCAAACTTAATCATATTACCTAGAGAATTCCAAGCTTTCTTAATACCAGCTCCTGTCTTAGGGTCTTTTACACCTAGAGAATAATTATACATAGCTTCAGCTAATGCATTCGTATCGCCTGATTGTAGGGCTGTATGTAGATTCTTAAACTTCTTTACATTACCAAACCCTACAGCATAATCTAAAGCCATTAAAGCATCCTGTTGATGTTGAGGTAGCTTATGGAAATTAGGTAATGAGGAAACCTCCTTGATTCTCTTGGCTAGTTCTTTCTCTAATTGTTTATCAGCTTCCTCTTTGGACATTTGCTTACCAGAGTTAAGGTAATAGTTTATCAAGTCCTTATCAGTAAAACCATAACCAATAGTAGCAATAGAGTTACTAGCTACCTTATTGTTAGGGTCCCATCTCCTCTTAGCCCCACCTCTATCATCATAGACATAAGGTACAAAAGCCTCTTTAGATTTAATGTATTCTCTTAAAGATACAGAAGGAGTATACCCCCCATCAGCGTAGAAAGAGGAAGCTAACCTATTATCATTAGCCGTATCGATATTCTCCACACTATTAATAAAGTTATCTTGTACAGCTTTATTAGCTTTAGCTATTTGGTCATTCATAGCATTGAGTTTCTTCTTTGCTTTTTTAGCACCAAATATACCACCAATAACACCACCAAGTAAACCTATCCCAGCACCAATACCAGCTCCTATTGGTCCGAATGTGGCACCACCACTAGCACCAGCTAATGCTCCTTGTGCTGCACCTTTAAACATAGAACCTCCATCCTTAATATCAGACATTGAAGCATAGTTTAAAGGATTATCAGCTGTCCAAGAATGAAGTAAAGTGTTATAGTCGTTATAGTCTACAATACCTGCAGTTCTATTATCAATGCTAGACTGCAGGGACGAAGTGTCCTTCAATCCCTGAGCCACATTGAATCCATTTATAACACCACCTACACCATTAATAACAGAGCTAGCACCATTTAATACATTACCAACAGCTGCAGACTGAGCTTGAGCTTTAGTCATAGAATCACCTATATTGGTAGTTATTGTATTTGGGGTTAATCCAGGAACAGGTAATTCTGTTGGTAGCTTATATAAGCCAGATGGTTTAGGTATATCAAATAGACCATATCCCCCATTGTTGATATAATCTATATATGGATTTTTCTTTGCCATTATTCAAAGTATTTAATCTTAAAACTCTTAATCAAGTTATTTGTCTTCTTATCACATAAACCTTTAAGTTTTACTTTAACCCAAGGGCTTCTGATTCTATCTAATCTATTCTTTCTATCTCTAGGTAATAAAGTGTTGTAAAACCTAAACTTCTTGATAGTAGCATTTGGTTTATATGAACTCTTCATTCCTTCTATACTACCATACTGATAGTTATTGTATATCTCAAGAGAATCAAAAGGTATTAAATCCTTTTCTTCTGTGTCTTCATCAAATACAAACTCAGCATTAGTAAATATTCTATCTACAGGATTCAAACTTGGGTTTACTTTATATTCAATTTCCCAAGGTAAAACATTATCAAATCTTGTAGGATTAATAGAGTTAGGAATTACCACAACATCTCTATTAAAATACGAATAAATAAACGAATTTGTAGTATAGGTGAAATATGAATAAGGGTAAGTATAGAATGACTCAAAAGTACCTAACCCTTCATTATACACTAACTGACCACTACCACTATTAAAGAATACTCTGTGGTCAATAGAATACATACTACTAAAACCTCTAGAACTACTGAAGAAAGGAATAAGTGCAGAAGACATACCATTCATAATACCTAATGGTTGTAAACCTTGACTGTACTGATATAACTCCCTTTGTTCATCAGAATAGAAGTATAGGTAATCTAGTGATTTAATTATAGAACCTCTTAAACTACTACCAATAGAATCTGAAATATACTTATATCCATCAACCTTATAACCATTGGTAATTTCAATAGGAACACCGTCAGAAACAGGTATCTGAACTCTAGAGTTAAATGGTATTACACCAAATCCTCTTTCTTGTATAAATAGTACGTTATCTCTGAATGTAATTAGTTTAGTTAAATCTCCGTGAGAACCATCTAAATCAATCGTAGAAGCAAGAGAATAATGTGTAAAGGTATCTATAGGTTCACCATTAGATTTAGCCTTAGACCAAGTTACTTGATTTGGGAAGTTTTTTTGAAGCTTCCAATCTTCAAGTTTACGATAGATTAAGAAGTTATCTTTTTGTGAATATACATCATTGAATTTATTGAAGTTTGTTTCATTGATATTCTGGAATCTGTATATATCTAAATTCTTATCATATCTACCATAAACATTTACTCTTGTTTCTAGTGCTACAGATAATGCTTCAGTTACCTGATTATAGTCTGTATCTTTATAAGGAATTGTCTTTAAGCAATCATATACTTGGAAATAAGTATCACCTCCATATAATGGAATCTCTAATGAACCACTATCATCTAATAGGTAAGCATCTGAAGCTACAGTCCAAGAGAGGTCATTATATTGATGAGTCTTATTTTCATTTATAATATCGGCTATGAATAATACAGTTTCATTTGAATTAATACCTGCTATATGATAGTTAGCATCTTTACTAGTAACTATTGTATCTGCAGGTATTGTTGCTTCTGCATTATACTTTTCAACTAGATATTTATTAACATAACCTATTAAAGCTCTAACATCAAACCAAGAACCTCCAGGTATTATAACTATTTTTTCTGAACTTGTATTTTCGTTTTCTAATGTTATGGCAACTGTTGTAAAAGTAGGGTCTGCTTCGAAAACATTATTTACTAGTGGTTTCTCTACTCTGTATATCTTTTTCATTGAATCCTTAACAGCATCCATAAGATGCTTTTTCAGGAATTTATTTGTATATCTATCTACAGAGTTTAGGTATACATCTAATACTACAGGAGCTTTAATATTAGTACCACCAAACGAAAATGAATATGGAATATCATCATATCTAGTGAATACATTTCTCTCCATAAACTTAGTAAATAACTCTCCCATACCATCTACATCAATATGTATCTTTTGGTCTGAGTATTTAATTCTATTACTAGGGTCTGTATGAGCATAACCTAATATATTCGTATTAGAAAGAGAATCAATCTGAGCCACCATATGAGGTAGTGATTTGTAAGTTACTGGAACACCTTTAGTATTATAGTACTCTTTTCCTTCTCTTCTATACACAGGTAGTGTATGAATATCTCCTCTAGTTATAGCTTCATCAAATCTAGTCTTAGGTACATAGTAGTTACCAACAGAAGCATAATCTTTTATATCATTTGTTACTACTGTATTTACAGTACCTTGATAGAACTTATCGCCAATCTTGTAAAGCTTTTCATCAACAGATTCAGTTTTAATCAAATCAGTTAGAGTACCAGATATATCTACATCATAGGTAGTTCTACTTCTCTTGTAGTTATATAAGGTTTTAGTCTTTAGTAAGTTCTTATCTGACTTCTTGCTATAACCTTCAATATTACCTACTCTGTTAAATGCAGAGCCTATGGAGTATAATGGATGAAACTCTACTGTAAGACCTGTAGGGAATGAACTTAAAGCATAAGGATAGCCTATAGTAAAGTCACCCTTAGTAGTTTCAAACATATCTATATCAGTTAATCTGGTATCATAACCAAAGTAACCTTCATTGATTCTACATAGACCTACAAGCTCAATACCTTTAGCATTATCTGTAGTTACAATCTCATCAATCTCAGGAGTGTTTATTGTAACTATAGACCTGTCAATACCGAATAGGTGAGTTAGATTAGAACCTCTGAAATCCTCATAGTTAGATAAATCTATGTTTGGATTATCCATAAATAGTTCTAACTCTGGGGTTAGGAAACTCTTCTTATCTTGAGTCCACATACCAACAGGTCTACCGTGTTCAAAAGGAATACCTTTATCACCTGTAAACTCTGGTCTAAAGAACCAAGAAGCTTGAACATAAGGAGAGTTAGTTAATCTATCTCTTAAGTTAAATACTGTAGGATTTAAAACACCCTGAGTAATAACTCTTCTTTCACTACCTTCAGGATAATGAATAAGTACTCTAGCTGCTTTTATATTCTCATCCTTGTTGGTATCAAACTGTAGAGAATAAACCTGAACATCAACATTACCATCTTTTACTACAGGTTTAACATTAGGTCTTATTGTAGTAATATCTGAATAACCTATAGGCTTACCCCAAGCATTTAACCATTGAATTACTACTGGGTATTCTTCATTACTCTTAAGGAATGTAATGTCTCTTTGTGATAAGTCTAACTGTTCTCTTCTAGAAATAGGTATGGTAACCTTTGAATGCTTATTTACAGTTATCTTAGTTTTATCATCCTTGATGGTAGGTAATTGATAGTTACCTAAGAACATCGTATTATCCTTTACAGTAACAGTTTTAGGTATGAAAAACTCAGCACCTAGATATAAAAGAATATCAGGGTCTATAGCTGCTACACCTCTGTTATTATCTGTATATTCAACCCTACCATTAACTACTTCAAGGTCTTCTACTATATAAGCACTTGGGGTAGTATCTTTAGAAGTTCTATGTAAAGAGTAGATTCTTACATTATCATATTCTAAATTAGTAAGAGTTATATCAAATACATTAGTACAAGTTTCTTCTGGGGAACCTGCTCTCTTATCTACAGGAGTAGAATAATAAATAGAAGAACTTTTGAATATGGATGATTCTTTACCAAACTTATCAAAGTAAGTGAAGAAGTATTGTACTGTACCTGAATGGAAAGAACCATCTGCAAATCTCTTATTTATTGTTAGCTTCTCTCTATAATGTAGGGTATGATTAATGTCAAATATAGTATCGCCCTTACTTAGATAATCTTTATCCCAATCTACTTGTATAACTCTTAATGGATTCCTACCATCCACCCAGTAAACTTTAGAAAGAGAATCAGCTTCTTTATAATAAACCCCATCAATATAACCATCCCTAAAGAAATTGAGGTGTCCTTCAAATACAAGCTTTACTTCTCTTTTTCTTACTAGGTATATCCTATCTTTTATATCTGTAGTAAACAGCAACCCCATATCCTCAAAAGGGATTAACCCAATGATAGCTCCCTGAATTTGTGTTTCAGAAATATCATAAGTTAATCCTACATCTGTTACCAACATATTATTGGTAGAACTTTGAGTTATCTGTACATTAGTATTTCGGAATGAAAACTCAGACTCAGATTTTGATATATCTAAGTCTGGTTTCATACCTTTAATATTAAATGCTATTTCCTTTGGCTTCATTCTAAATTAACCTTTTTAAAGTTGTTGGAATGATGATAGTCTGAGTACCCGTGAATAATCCTACGAATAGTCTCCATTTGGTCAATGGTAGGTACTTTCTTTCTAGTAGTGTAATTCTTAACAGCCCAGCAATATTCCTGTTGAGCATTCTGAAGAATAGAAGGATGGAGTTTACCTAAATCAAATAGTACTGTTAAAGCTTGTTGTTTAACATAAGTTTCTAGTACTCTTAGGAATGCTGGGTCATCTGATATTTTAGGATAACCATCTTCATCTACAGGAATAGTAGTATAAAGCACTTCTACATCATTATTCTCTGTACCCAAAATAAGTACATTATTTTGTACCTTATATGTTAGAGAATTTCTATCATCATTATATCTATTTGCTGAAGAAATATAAGCTCTTTTACTTCTAGCATCTCTTACAGCCTGAACACTAACTGTATTCTCAGGTAGTAATACTCTGTAATCTTTTGCTTCAAATACACCACAATTCTCTTCATATAATTCTGGTGTACCTACAACTCCCATACACTCTACCACATAATCTAAAATGTATTCCTCATTTAAATCTGATAATAGTGGGTGTCGTAGTAATTTATCTATTAATGTTTTTACGGGTACTAACATATTCTAATGCGTCAAATGTATCATCCGTAGTAGCTAACTCATATATTCGTTTATTCACTGAAGTAGTAAATCTAAATCTCCATTTATTTTTAACGTGATAGCTACTAGTTTTTTTGATTAATAATATTTTGAAAACAGTCTTATATTCTGAATAGACTTTAACACCTAACCTTCTAGTTTCCTTCCAATTTATAGGTGGTAAACCAATAAGCTTATCACCAATAAACCTAGGCTTCATTGTTTTCTTTCTCAAGGCTAATGTACCTATTTGGTAAGGTAATCTAACATCTTCTCCTTTTAAAACCCTTTCAGTAAGCTCCTTATTTCTTTCTCTAACGATTCGGTGTATATCTGATTCGGAGATAAAGATACCTTCATCTTGTAACATCTGCCTAAGTCTCTTTCTATACAGAGCTTTTAATGTTAGAGAGTTGTTAATTCGAATCGTCATTAGACCTTCTATTATTTCTTAGAGACCTTGCTATAGCTTGAGCTAAAGAGTAAATATCAGGTAAATCATCTCTACCATTATTAATACCATCCATAGGTCTGTAAGCAGCTTGCATTATATCATTTAATACAGCTTGAATTAAACTAACTATTAAACCTTGCTCTATGATGAATGGTGAATCCATTGGGTCTTGATAACATTGATTCCCATTATCTGAATTATTACTACAATTCATTTCAGCGGGAATCTCATCAACAAAAACACCCGATAATTCTATTCTTTTTAAGTATTGTAATTGACTGTTTTTCGACTTAATGTAAAGTTCTCTATTAGGCATTATGGTAAAGTACTTCATTCTTTTACCAAACTTACCTGAACCTGCATATTTAAACCTAGCATTTTCTATTCTCTCTAATCTATCCATACCAGCATAAGCTGTGATATTGCCAAGATAGTTAGGTATAGTTCTAGTACTCTTTAAAACTACTTCATCACAATCACTTTCTTTTGTTAAATCAATACAGATAGTTTGGAAGTTTGCTGGGTCTATTTTTGATAGGTCTTTAGCATACTTTTGACTTAGGAGGTAACCCTTGTATTTATTAAGTAGAAAGCTTATATGATTTTCGTTAAGAGAGAAGTCATCAGAAGTACCCTTAACTAGGTCTAAAATCAAATATATAATTTCTCTATAAGTAGTCATAATTATAAAATTAAAATCCTATATACAAAAGTAATGTTTTTTTTACTTCGTATACAGGATTTTAAGTTTGAACTAATCTAACGCAACTCGCACGTTTTTAGCGTGGTCTACTCGTATTACACCATCTTCAGAAGACCTAGCTTTTAGTCTAGATTCAATTGGATTATCATTGATAAATTGTCTGTAAGATGGATAAGGAATTAAGCAATCACCGAAGATGTTTTCAAGGTATTTATATATAGCTTTATAGTCTTCCTCATTCATAAAAATATCACATAGCATTTCCTGAATATGAGTAAGAATTAACATCTTTCTTTGTGTTTGTAATGAGGTGCTTCCAGTAGAATAAAGTTGCTTGAAGTAATTATCAATTACATCTAAAACAAAGTTATTATCCATGGCAACCACATTTCTTTTTAAAGTTTACACTACCTTTCTTATCTCTAAGTAGGTCAAAATACTCTTCAGCTTTAGCCGTATTACCACATTGTAATGCTAGGTCTAAAGCTTTCTTTTTTAGTATAAAATCAACAAACCCCATATTAATGTCTTTACTATCTTTAATGTAGTTCATTGACTTATCATACAAATCTTTGACATAATAAGTATAAGCTGTATCTACTTTATTATCCATATTACAGGGAGTGCTAGGGTCTGGAATACCATCAACCTCTACCTCAATTATAAATAGATAATCATATAGATTAGTCC